ACAGTGTTTACTAGAGACATGCTCCTAGAAGAAGCGTCTGCAATAAAGTCACCTACTTGTTCAACACCTCTACCAAAGGGTTGGATAACAACTACTTTATCCTTACCAGTTACTGCTTTTACTTCCTGAACCATATTGTAACCAGCAATAACCTCCATCTTGGTGAGGTTGAGAGTTGGTTTGGGAAGTTCTCTCGGTTCTTCTAAACCGTTGATTTCCATATCAAAAGCCTGTGTCAAACTACACTTCTGGTTGTAGTAATGCCACATTCTGTATGGTTCTGGAGAAACACAATCTCTGTGTTTCAGATGTTCTTGGAACAAATTCTTGTGCCAAACATCATAGACTTTACCATCTAAGGTGGGGTGACCTTTAAAAAAGTCAGTGCCTCCTTCAGCAACAATGATAAAATCATCATGTTCTTCTGCATATTTTTCAAATGCAGGGATGGAGCAAAGTACTCTGCCAGCTCCTCCATTAATAAAAAATGCCTTGGGTCTCATATACAACTCCAAACGGGATGATAAAGAATGATCTATTCTGATTTATTTAGTACACCAAAATTACATGAATAATACTTGTGTGAGTCTCGGAAAATCACTGAACATACCTTTTTTTAGGACAGCTCCATGCATATGATTGCACTCATATAAAACCATTCTATTATACTTCATTTCTGCACTGTGTTCTAATCTTGGTACGGCACATGGATCATCTGGCATCCATGCATAGAAATTAGTTCCACCGTCACACTCGTCATCCTTATTGAGGTAAATTACGGCAGCCCACTTATAACTTGCAGAGTCTTTATGGAATGTATAGGTATGTTTTTTCTCATTAAATCTAGTTTCAATATCATCTGAAGTAGTTACGTTTACCATGAATTTTGTATCTTTCCAAAAAGTTTCATCGAACTCTGGATTCCAAAAATCAAATTGACATGCTTTTTCAAAAACGGGTTTTAAATTCTTATCAAATTCACTAACATCTTCAACAACTCTAGAACCAATAAGATTACCAGTATATTTGATATCCATCTTAGGAGTACAATTTAAAGCAAACTCTCTAACCTCATCGGGATTATTGTAGAAATCATCTACGGTAATTACATATCTCCACACATATCCTGCATCATTTTTAGCATGATCATAAACTTTTTTCACTGTTGTTTTGCGAGATTCATTCAGTTCAAACATAATTCCTCCCATTAAAAAAGGGGGATAACTCCCCCTAAAATTATATATTCAATTTTTATCAGAGTCCCGCTACACCACTGGAAGGTGGAGCCCAATCCGCAGTTGCATCTGCAGGTGGTTCTGGATCATCAGGTGGAGCACTATAGAATGGTTGAGATGGGAACATGTAGTATGCAATATTTGGAGAGACTCCAGCAGCCTCAAGATCGTTAGGGAGATCTCTCAACTTCTGACGATATGCCTTCCAAGTATTCTTCATATCTTCAGGCATGTCCTCTGCAATAGAGTGATCACTACCTTCAAGAATAGCGTTTCTGTGAGCTCTGATTTCATCCCAAGTTAGATCTTCTTCTCTACCAATCAGTTTTTCATTGACGGTAAATGCATGAACTGTTGGAACTCCATCAACAACTCTGACACTTGAACCGTCATAGATATCTTCCACAAAAAGAGTTTCATTATAAGTAAAATTCCTGTAACCTTGGGCGGTCATATCAGGACAATCTGGATGACGAATTTCATCATCTACACTTCTATCTTCTTGTCTTTCGTTGATAACTGGTGCTCTTAACTGACAAATAAGAGGATACTCAGTACAGTCTACTTCAAACATCTGAGTGACATCAGCTGGGATTGGGCGTCCATCAGCCATATCATCTTCGGTCAGTGGACCATACTTTTCAGTACCATCTGCACCGAGTTGAAGCCAAATCTTGTCTGGTCCGTCATAGTTGACGGCTCTTGTTCTACCTTCACTAAAAGAGTGATCTCTTAGGAAGTCATTTGGAACTGGCATGTTCCAAGCGTGAGAAATAATTTCTGTTGCCATGGCGGTTAAATTTTTTCAGGTTAACGTCCTTCTCGACTATTTATAAAAAAACATAAAAAAAAGACCCCTTTCGGGGTCTGGATAATACCAATGATGGATCACATGTAGCTGATTTTAACAACACCACTACCACCTGTTCCACCTTGTCCACAGCATCTTTCACAGTAAGATGTAACTGCGCCCTGACCACCATGTGCGTAAGGAACTCTCCAGCAACCGCAACGAACCCAGCAGTGTCTAACAGCAGAGTTGACACCCATAGTACCCATGAATGGAGCACCTGTAGGTAGACTTTCGTTGTAGTAGCAGTGACAGTTCCAACCAGCACCACCAAATCCTTTTCTAGTACCACCAGCGTGGTTACCCATTGCAAAGTCTCCACCCCAAGCTCCTGGTTGAACGCAGCAGTCCATAAATGCAGAGTAACAAGTAGAAGACCAAGAGTTGGTTGCACAACCTCTTGTTCCACCAGCAGCACAGAAGTTGGATAGTCCAGATCCGTTTACGTAAGAACTACATCCCCTACATCCAACACAGTCTCTAGAACAACAACGATAAACGCCACCTGCACAAACAGTGTAACTATTTCCAGCAGTAACGCCCATTGATTTTGCGTTATAGAATCCACCGCCTGCACCATGCCAGTTATAACATCTTCTGCAAGAACACGTTCCGTGTCCGTTTCCTCCAGCACCCCAGAGTTCCCAATAAACTCTTTGGACTCCAGAAGGTACTGTCCAATTACAGCAACAACCAGATGTCATTGCCTGTGGATCACCATAGATCCATTTAACATTCCAGTTTGAGAAAGCTCCCTGTTGTAACTGGGTGTTTGTAATAGACCCGTCAACAATTTGAGAGTTGCTAATCTGTTTATATGATGAGTAATTAGCCATTAGGAGTCCTATTTAATAGTTATTTATCAGAAGTACGTGATTTTGACTAGACCGCCGCCACCTGTACCGCCTTGTCCGCAGCATCTTTCGCAGTATGTAGTCATTGCGTTTTGTCCACCATGACCATAAGGAACGATCCAGCAACCACAACGAATCCAACACTCACGAAGTGATTGAATAACTTCGGTTCCAATGAATGGAGCGGCAGTTGGATTAGTCATCTGAGTATAGCAGTGACACCATCTACCTCTATTGGTTGAGTAACCAGCCGAAGACCAAGTATCTCTTAGGTTACCCATACCAAACTGACCACCATTAGATGTTGGTCCTACACAGCAGTGCCAAGTCGCGTTACATGCCTCAGCCCAACTACTGTTAGCATGACCACATGAACCACCATAAGCACAGAAGTTGCTCAAGTTATATCCATTAACATATGATGCACAACCAATACATCCATTACATTCTCTAGAGAGACATGGATATACACCACCTGCACAGACTCTATACTGACATCCTGCAGCAGTATCAATCATGACACTATTGTAGAATCCACCGCCTGCACCTCTATAGTGCTGACATCTTCTACAGGAACAAGATCCAGATCCATTACCACCAGATCCCCAAGCCTGAATCCAGAGTTTCTTAACTCCAGTTGGTACAGTCCAAAGACAGCAACAACCACCAGAACAACGACACATTGTCCCGTAAAACCACTTCACTCCAAATGTGGAAGTTGGGGATGTGGAAAACTTGGCAGCAGTCAGGATGCCATCATCCAACTGGTCGCCTTGAATTTTTTTGTAACTTAAATAGTCAGCCATTGATTCCCTCTATTACATGTATGTGAGTCTTACGAGTCCAGATCCACCTGTACCGCCTTGTCCGCAGCATCTCTCACAATATGAAGTCATTGCACCCTGTCCACCTGCACCGTATGGAGAGGTCCAGCAACCACAACGAATCCAACAGTAGTTGGAGAACGTTTTGTTACCGACTCCAATAAATGGAGCAGCACCAGAACAAGTTTGAGTTACCGATGCACCGCAATGGCAGTTCCAGTGACCACTGAATCCAGGCCAATGTGCATTCATTCCAAAGTCACTATTGTAACTTCCAGGTTGAACGCAACAAGCAATTGTTGAATGACAAAGGTTAGACCAATCGGTATTGGCCTCTCCTCTACCACCGCCAACTGCACAGAAATTACTCAAGTTATATCCATTAACATATGATGCACATCCATAACATCCAACACATTCTCTAGAGCAACATCTGTAAACTCCAGCAGCACATACTGTATATGAACATCCTGAGTTTGTACTGATTGTTTTGGTTGTGAAGGAACCTCCACCAGCACCTCTATAGTGATGACATCTTCTGCAGGAACAGGCTCCGTGTCCATTTCCTCCAGCACCCCAAAGTTCCCAAGTTAGTTTAGCAACTCCTGATGGCACTGTCCAATTACAGCAACAACCAGCAGTACAAACTCCTGGTGAACCGTAGAAAGTTTTTACACACCAAGAAGGCCCAACACCATTTGCAAGTTTTTCAATGGTGATGGACCCATCGGGAACCTGGGCCGCCGTGACTTTTTTATATGATCTATAGTTGGCCATTTACGATCCTAGATTAGTTTTATTTAGACGAAGGATAAAGAAAAATCATAACAAAGATAGTCACGTATCAGACGGAGAACAGTCTCCAACCGTAGGAGTCACCCGAGAAGGTGAGTTCAAATGCCGCACCCTCAAGCGAGACAGTCATGTTAGAGGAGTCACCCTGAATCAGTTTTCCGTTACGTCCAATGATCAGGCTGTTGGAATCAAAGGTCTTGGCAACATCGTAGAATCTGACGGTATCGCCAAGGTCTGGGTTGGAAGGCAGAGTCGCAGTGATCTGACCACCAGTGGTGTTGACGAAGTAGACATTACCCTTAGCACCGACTGCCTGGGAGGTAGACAGAGTGGAATAAGAGGAAAGTCCAGGTTGTACCCAAGTAGTTCCGTTGTAGTACTCAAGAGCACCGAGATCGGTGTTAAATCTTAGAGCACCAGTGTTGAACTCTTCATCAACGCCGCCAGGTCTTTGAGCGGTAGTACCAACTGGAGGAGTCATTGCCTTGGAACCCATCGCACCGTGGCGGAGGAATCCAGCAACTGCAGCCTCAGTAGGACATGCACTGTTGGACATACCAGACATGAATTCGTCGGAGGAGAATTCGTTAATTGCCTCACCGACCTGACCACCAATTGCACCCAGTCTCAGTTCAGTCAGACCAGACAGGTTGAATGCAGAGGCGTCCAAGGTAGCGCGACCAGTCAACTGGTCAACGGAGAAGAATTGACCAACTCTGAAGTTACCACCTTGGTCAGTAGAGACGAAGAAGACTTTACCAGGACCGAAGTAGTTAGTCTCATTACCCTGAATAATTCTAGTTTGATCAACATCAGGATAGTTGGTTTCTGCCTTACTACCAGTACCAACACTCAGGAAGTCGTGACCTGTTAGGCGACACTGCGAGAAGAGGGTTCTGATATCAATTGCGGAACCGCCAGCATTGTTTTCTCTGGTATCCCATGTTCCAGAAGATTTCTCTGGAGAGATTGTCAGAGTAGCGCGACCAGGATATGTTACGGTTGCGATGCCAGAAGTTGTGTAATACGTGTAAGTAGAAGCGGCAGAGACGTTTGTAATGGTGTTAATGATGTAGAAGAGGTCATCATTACCGTAAGTAGAAGCGGTAGTGAATCCAATTGCGTCACCAACCAGTAGTGTTCCAGAAGTGTTGTCAACCTCAAGGATTGTACCCTTCTGACCACTGATGGAAGAAGTAACACCAGAGACTGTGATGGAACCAACGCCAGCCTGACTGTCACCACCTGCACCGAACCAGATAATCTCACCATCTACGAATCCAGTGGTGCCAAGACCAACAGAACCGTAACCAGGATGATACTTGAAGTAAATCTTATCTGCAGAAGTTTGGTCATTCAGGAACCATGCACGAGCACCAGATGTTGCACCGAACATTGTAGCACCGATTGCCAGTGTACCTGCCTTAGTGACGCCGTTGACGGACATCAGTTCACCAAAGACTCTTGCAGTTCTTGGAGTCTCCTCAGTGGAGAAACCAGATGCAATAACACCATAGTCACCGTAAGAGTTGTTACCACCAACGGAACGGATTCTAGATCCACCACCAGAGTAGTAACCCCACTGACAGTAGTATGTGAAGCAGGAGACAATCTCAGCAATTGCACTCTTATCAAGGATGAATCCAGCACCATCGGAAGATACCTGGGTGAAGGAGTCAAAGACCATCGATTTTGCACCTTCGTCATGGACGCCACCGTCACAGAAGACGCCGACTGCACCACCACCGAAGCGACCGTAATCAGTTGCGTTGTCGGAGAATACAGTACAATCCTTAACGTAAGGAGACTTGTTATTAATTGGGGAATCTGGGTTCAGAGCACAAACAACACCACAAGCGGTAGTACCGATACCAGTTCTTAGGTTGGAGTTATCGAGTACGAAAGGTGCCTGATCATCATAGTGGAATCCTTCCATTCCCTTCATGGAAAGCGCCTGAAGCGTAGTTGCGTCAGACATTTGGAACATCTGGGATCTGTTGTTAGGAGTAACAGAGTCGTCAGAAATACCAGCAGCAGGTAGAACCTGAGTACCTCTCAGAGAGTTACCGACAATCGAGGTGAAAGGAGGAACCTTAATTGGCAGTTGCTCATAGAACTGAGAAGCAGACAGTTTCAGAATAGCAGGAGTCAAGTCAGTTAGGTGACCGCCTCTTACATATGTGTGGTTAATAGTAGAAATACCAACGTTAGTTCTAATGGTGTTAGCGTCAATAACCTGAAGAACTTCAAAGTAAGACTTGGAGACCTTATCAGGATAGACGGTTGTAGTAACACCAACGAATGCAGTACCACCAGAAACGTAGAGGTAATCAGTGTTAGAAACACCAACGTTAACTACGATAGAGTTCGCATCGGGAACAGCCTGTACTGGGAACTGGAAGGTAGATGCCTGAGTGTGAACTGCAGGGAACTTACCGTTAATTGTCTGAGAAGAACTTGCAGTACCAACATTAACCGTAATAGTGTCAGTTGTTGCAGCAGTAATTGACAGAGCAGTGTTGTATGCAGGGTCAGGAGAACCATCACCAGCAGTTGCTCTTGGATATGCGTGGTCGGTTAGATAACCGTCCATGGAACACTTGAAGATCAGACCTTCGGTGCGGAGTTTGACCGATGTGCCAACATCAAGTTGGTGAACACCGATGTTCATTGTGATGTCACCAGTGTTCTGGTTATATGTTGCATCATTAACGTTGAAGTTTACAATTGGAGAAGGTCCAACGTTAACTGTGAAAGTGTTTGCACTAATCGAGTTGATTGGAAGGTTGACGCCGTATGCGGGGTCAGTTGTTCTTGGATATGTCTTGTTAGCAGTACCACCGTCCATCTGACAAGTAAATGTCATGGAGTTAGCGTCAAAGCTGATGGTGTCACTAATGGACAGACCGTGAGATCCAACGGTGATAACCAGATCACCACTGGTTGCAGAGTAAACAGCGTTTGTTGGAGTTAACTGAGAACCTGCAAGGGATCCAGTCATAACGTTGATTGCACCAGTTTGAGCAGCAACGAAGTTGTGGATGTAATCACCACCAGTGATAACTGCATCATCCAATGCACTGGAGAACTGGTGATCGAAGTTTGCATTACCAGTGAACGAAACACCAAGATTTCTTAGTCTTACAGTAGCACCGATTCCGATTTCTGGAGCAGCACCAAGACCAATAGCCGTGATAGTTGCAAGACCAACAGCCTTGTTGTAGGTCATGCCCAGGATGTTGAAGACATTACCACCAGACAGACACTCAAACTCAATCTCAGCCAACTGGATAAACGTACCAACGTTAGCCAGTCCGTGACCAGGAGATGTGATTGTCGCAACACCAGTGGAAGCTGTATACTGGAAGTCCGTGATATTATTATCAGGACGTGCAGCAGCACAAGCCCTCTTAATAGTCTTAAATGCCAGGTTAGGTGCAAGACCGTTGTTTGTATCAACTCCATCCTCGGAGTCAACATAGTAAATTCTAGTCTGGTTACCTACAATTTCGTATCCAGGTAGTCCATTAGACTGAACTGCAAGAGCGTAACCAGTAGAACCAATACCGATTCTAGTAGGACCACCATTATAGGTGAGCAAATCACCCTTGGTGTTCAGTGCAGCTGCAGAGTCACCAGCAGCCAGTGTCTCCCAATAGGTGCCTACACCAGCAATTGGGTCAATATTTACGAAGGAATTACCAACCGAGACATAGGAGTTAGATCCATATCTAACAACGTGACCTGGGTGGTATGAGAATGTTGTAGAGAAGTTGCCAACGAAATTGATACCTTTGACCAATAGATCCCAAGTTGAGGATCCAAAGCGAGCGCCATCACCAACAGTTCCCAAGCCAACTTGAATCGGAGAAACGTTAGTAGTAACACCAACTTTATGGCGATACGTATTACCACCATAGAGGACCATATCTCCTCTATAGTATGTACCCTCAGTATATGTGATTGCCGCACCAGCAAGACCATCAGCAAGAATATTCCACTTGCTACCTGTTCCTAAACCGATGTACTCTGGTGGGTTAAATCCTGCAGCGGAAGTAGTAATTGCAACATAGGACGATCCGTTGTAGTTAACAACATCGCCTTTCTGATATTCCGTAGAAAGTTCCCAATCCCCCTCTGCATTGAAGCCTGCGACATACTGAACAACCTTCGTTTCATCGATAAATGTACCGACAGAAGTGTGTGCCTCAGTAACGCGATATACTACGTTAGCATAGGTGACGAGATCGTTTACTCTGTAATACGTATCACTAGTCCAAGCACCTCTTTGCTCCAGACCCTCAATATGTAGATTCCAATTTCCAAGGTCGGTATAGAAGTTAGCAGTGCTTGCCGTGGAAGTGTGGTTAGCGACCGCTACATAAGTATTACCACCAAACTTGGCGATGTCGTCAATCAGGTAGGATTTGGAAGGTGCCCAGTTGCCCGTCCAGTTGAATTTTACTCTTCCAAGTCTAAACTCAGCCATTGTTTCTCCTTTTTAATTATTATTTGGGTCCGATAGAGTTGTAATCATAATCTGGTCCATTGAACCTGATGACGAAAAAACCATCATCATCTATGTAATAGTAGAGGTTCCTTCTGTCAAAGCGGATCTGTTGATATTTATCATTCGGATCATCTAAAGCTTTCTTCTCAGTGGCAATATCATTACGGATGACTGATGTTTTACCAACACCAACATCATATGTACCGTAATCAATACCGTCACCAAACTCTGGAATTGCAGTTCCGTCGTTACGATAGAACTCACCTAGTTCAGTAGATGCAGCACTAACCTTGGAGAAATACAGCATATTTTCTGCATCTCTTCTTAATGCATATACGAAAAATCCAGATGATTCTGAGGGTTCAAAACGACCTGAAATAGAATTACTTAGGGTTAATGCCATGGTTAACTGCCTCTATTGTTGAACACTTTCCAAAGGCTTCCATTCCAAATGAATGTTACGGAAGCTCCAGATACATCCATAATAAAGGGTGAGCTTTCTCTAACGAGATGACCATTCTCAAAAGATTGATCTGAAATGATGTTTACTGGATTGATACTCATAAAATTACCAAAGTCTTCAATCCAAACCCAGTCACCAACTGCACGAGGTGTTGGTAGGGTAACGTTTAATCCTGTTGGACTATACGTAGAATCAACGGTATACTTTTGGTTAGTACCAGTTGTAGTATCGCCTGCAACGTAAGTCCATCTTGATTTTGAAAGTTCAAAACCACCAGGAGTTACACCATCATGAACAACAGCAACATTTTTATCCGTATCAACAGTAATTTCAGCAAGGGCTCCAGTGAAGTTAAAGTGTTCAGCTGTAGTTCCCTTTCTAAATTGAACCTGCTTTGTCATGAATCAGAACTTATGAAAGGTATGCTTCTGAGTTATTTATAAAGTTAAATGATAGTAACGTATACGCGAGATGGTTCAAATGCAACTGTCTCTGTAAATGCAGCTCCGAAGAACCCTGCAACACCGATACCGACGTATGTTGTTCTCGCATACGCTTCGTCTTTTGTTCCAAATCCGAAGAGCGATCCAGAACCAACAACCTCTGGGAAAGTTCTCTTGACAGAAACGCCGCCAGTGAAGTTGATAACTCCTCTGGCTGTATAGTGTGGAGTGTAATCGACTTCTGGATGAACAAGTGGAGTGTTCGAGAATGTAAATGTTCCCGATGTACCAGGATCCTTGTCGTCTCCGTAGTATCCGTATACGGTAATCTTTCTGGTATCTCCGATTCCAGAGAATGTAGCCTGACCAGATGTACCAGGATCCTTGTCGTCTCCGTAGTAACCATATACAGAATTGAGAGCAGTTTCTCCGTCCCCATCGATGGAGAAGAGAATCGTATCTTCGCCCGCGGCACTGACGAATTTCTCCGTTGCAGTACCAGATAGTGGAAGAGTTCCTTTTCCGACGATCTTGAGATCGACCTTGACGATAGATTCGCCAACGAAAGTGAGATCTCCAAATCCAGTCTCGGCAGGAGTGAAGTCGATCTGTGGGTGAGTGAGTTCACCAACAATTGTGATAGTTCCAGATGTACCAGGATCTCTATCATCTCCGTAGTAACCGTAGACCTGAATTTCTCTGGTATCGGCAATTCCTTCGATATCGAAGAGAGCCGTAGTGGTCTCCGAAGGAATAACAATAGATTCTGCACCACTGGAGAAGAAACTGAATGTGCCTCCAGTTGCAATGGAAAGAGTAATTCCAGTAACAACTCTTTCCGTATTGTAGATGGAAATCGTTCCACCCATGTCGTCCTTGAGGGAGGCACGTTTTTGTGCCTCTCCAGAAACTGTGAATAGAACTGTATTGTCTGGAGTCTGGAAGGTACTTGGAGCATCTGTTGTTCCAGATGCAGTAAGTGTACCAGAACCAACATAATCGAAGGTTCTTCTTTCGTATAGAGCAGAGAACTTGAAGAGTTCTCCTGTTCCAATTTCGCTGAATGTCGCAGAGAGATCGGAATATCCTCCAGAGAAGTATGCAGTTCCAACACCAATATAATCTTTGAGAGATCTGATTTCGATTCCCGTTTGGGAAGGATTGATTGTGATAACTCCAGATGTACCAGCACCAGGATCTCTGTCGTCTCCATAATAACCAAAGACCTGAATTGGACGAGTTGGAGAAATACCTTTGAAGGTAACTTGACCAGGACCACCAAATATTGTTCCAGGAGTGAAACTCTCGACAAGACCAGTCTCTCTTCCAGAACTGATTCCTTGAGCCGCGGTGTGAACACCGAGGATGTAAATTGTACCATCGGTAAAGATTGGTGCATTGGTACGACCAATAGCCCTGCCACTGAAGAGGAGAACTCCGTCTGTTCCAACACCAGGACCACCAGTGTATTTTGGAACAAATCTTGTAGTAACAATACCAGGATTGCCGTATTCTCCAGGAGAACTTCCAGGTTTGAGAGTAATACCAGTTTCGATACCGATATTTCTGTCGATACCATAATGTGGAGTAAAGTCGATCTGTGGGTGATTGAGTTCCCCATACAGACGTTGAGTTGCCTTTGTTGTCTCCGCAGCAAAAGTAAGTCCAGGACGAACATCGGCTCCACTGAATATGTGGAGGTATGTTCCTTCTGGTGGATCCATAGTGGATCTCTCGACTGCCGCACCAGAGAAGGAAAGAATTCCAGTTCCGATTTCGACAAATCTGACACTCTCGACACCCGCACCAGAGAAGTATGCGGTTCCAATTCCAACTTCGCTGAAGGTGACCGATTCGTCTTCGGCTGCACCAGCGAAGGTGAGAAGAACTGTATCTTCTGGAGTCTGAGCAATAAACTTCTCTGGTGAAGTTGTTCCAACAAAATCGAAGAGAACAGTGTTGCCGTCTGAGGTAACAAATCTTTCGTTTGCAGTACCAGAAGGAACAATAGTACCAGAACCATTCCACTTGGGAATCCACATGGTCTTCGCCAGTGGTCTGGGTTGTTCAAACTCATATGTACCGTAAGGTACTCTTGTTACCGAGTCAGTAGTAGCATTGATGAATCCAAAGTCATCGTAACCTTGGTCAATATCTTGATCAACAAATCCAGTATAATATGGGAATAGATATTGATCGTATGCCTTACCACCTGGGATTGGAATACCTTCGTTGATACTACCAAGATCTTCAGATACAACAGTAGTTGAGAAGTTGACAGGGAACGAATCTGTTTTGTCGAAACTTGGGAGAACAGTGTTTCCGCCAGTGCTCTGGTCGTAAGTTAGACCGTTGTTACTGAAGAGTACATCTTGGTCATAAGTATTAGTCTCATCATCAAAGGTTTCGACATTAGATGCAGTACCAGAGAAGTTGAGACCCATCCCATATGCAGCTGCACTGAGAATTGATCCATAATCCTCATCCTGAGGACCATAGTAGATGGAAGACTCATTGTAGCTCTTAACAAAGTCCTCATTGATAAGTCCACCGCCAATTGTGGTGAGGACCAGATCCATATCAGGATCAATGATTCTGAGATATGTCTGGAATTCTTCTCTACCTGTACGGAGTGTGGCAATACCAACACCAGTGACAGCAGGACTGAATCCAATATCAGCAGTTCCACCAATATAAACATCACCAAGTAGTTCAGGTGCAACTGCTCTTGTGATCGAATCACGAACAATTTCGGCAGATCCAGTGAGGAATCTGAAGTTACCATCAGTTCCTTGAGGTTCAATGAATGGAGTGATCGACTCACCTGCAGAACCACTAAGAGTAAGTTCTCCTTCAAGGCCGAATACTGTACTCTGTGGAGCCTGACTGAACCAGTTGTAACCAAAGATATTGATACCAGCCTTGTAGGTAGCAATACCAGTAATACCTGAAGATTCGTAATCGAATGTTCTTTCCTGACTGGAATCTTCGGATAGTCTGAAGGTTGCAATACCTGTAAATCCAAGTGTCTGTTTGGTGAGAGACGACTCCCCAACAGAGAATGTATCTGTACTTGGATAATGTTGACCACCAATTTGAATATAATTGAATGGAGAAAGAATATCTCCAAATACGAGAGAAGTGGTTGCAACTTCTCTGATATAACCCCAATCTTCAAACTCAGTAGCCGAGTTGGTAATGAGACCCCAATCTTCATCTGGGAGGATAATGTCTCCTCTAGCAGATCTGAAGTGTGGAGTAAATCTCGAATCCAGTGGATTGCCAGCATCTCCACCGATATCGAATAGATTTACATTGCCATCCGCAAATGTTCTTTCGATATTTGTTGCAGCACCAGATACGGATAGAGTTGCCGTATTCGTTGGTGGAGTATCGGAAAGAAGTACAGAACCAAATCCAATTGGTCTGATGGTAACCTTACGTTCACCAGCCTGCCAGATGACCTTATCATCAGCAGATCCAACCTGATTGAACAGTACAGTATTATCAACAGTTGCAGGTACAAATGCTTCTGTAGCAGATCCACCGAAGGAGAATTCGCCTTCTTCACCGAAGATTGTACTCTGTGGAGCCTGACTGAAGAAGTTCTCTCCAGTAACATTGAATCCACCAGAACCTGCATATGCAAATACCTGATCGACATCTTTCTCTGGATCGAGTTCTCCAAGAGAGAATAGAGATCCAAGACCAAGATATGCAAATGGAATTGCCTCTTGAGCCCTGATACCAGTTGCCTGGTAATCGTGCATAAAGAGTCCACCACCCAGTTTCCTCTCAATGAATCCACCATCTTCGGTATCAATTGGGAAGGTTTGTCTGAGATCATAGGTAATACTAGTAATACCGTAATGATCCCACTGAGCACTGTTACTTGAATTATCTTGTCTAAGTCTATAGAAGTAATTTCCTCTGTTTGCTGGAGTAAGAGGAATAGATACTTCTTTGAGAGAATTGAAAGAAGTGTCATTAAATGCAATGACCGTATCAATTCTTATCCAACTACTTCCAGTCCATCTATCAAGATATAGACTTTCCTGAGCAGTGTCTGGATCTTCACCACCATTAACATCATTACCTCTAATGGCAGTGAATTTGATGTATTCTGAATCTGTAGTGTCAAATCTCCAATAGAACTGTCTAGCTCCACCAGCATTACCGAACTTAACATGTCTTCCGATGTTAAATCCACCAGTAGCACCAGTTCCAGAACCACTGTCTAGGATGGATGTTCTACTGTAAGAGACCTCATAGTTGGCCAGATCATCTGGCAGAATATCAACTGGGAGGACTTTTTCTTGAGTAGATACGGTAATATCACCGTAATCTTCGTATGCAAGTTGATCATCATCACTGAAGGATCTATCCTTGTTCTTAGTGATGATTCTATCAAAGGTTAGATCTTCAGTATCGGAGAACTTGCCTCCTGCTGTATTAAATACGAATCCGTAGTTTTCAGCGTCAAACTTAGTATCTGGATCCAGACTATAGTCAAAGATGACGCGATCATGAGCCTTGCCCTTGACTTTCGCGACATTTTTGATGACCGCAATGAAATCATCTGGAAATCTGGTGGAATTGTATCCACTGAGGGTAAGAGTACCTGAAGCGTCCCAGGGATACCTGTTAAACTTGGCTGTCGCTCCTTCGTCAGAGAGTTGAGCGAGTGTACCAGATCCGATTTCAACGAATGTGTTGGATTCGTGGGCTTGTCCGTAAATGGACGGAGATGGTCCTGCGGCACCCAAATCTGGGATGACCAGTCTCTCCAGACCGCCACCAATCTCGAAGAGGGTTCCAGACCCTCTCCAGGGGGTTACATACGATACTTCTGCAATATCTTCTATACGGAATAGTCCACCACCAGGAACTTGTGGAGCAATTAGTGGTTCTGCTTCTCCACCAACGTCCAACTTGCCAAATGGTAGAACATCAGCAAGGTCTGTAATTAGACCAAAATACCAAGGATTAAAATTGTCTGCACCGCGATCATCGTCAGCGGTGTCTGAAATGTTGCCATAGTCAGCCGTTATCGTCGCAGAAGCGGTTACCGAACCTGCATCTTCCGCAACGAATACATCTACCTTATTTTCATCGTAGACATAAACGGCCATAGTTTAGTTCTATTCATTAGATGAAAAAAGGGATTGCCCAATTATAAAGCAATCCCCACCATGACGAATATTCTATTGTATATATGTATCAGTCAAGTGCGACGTTCAGGGTGATCTTAATTTGGTCACCGTTGTTCTGAATGTTGTATGGACCGTTCGTAAATCTCTCAGCGTACATGATGCTGGAGTAGAGGGTCGCAGTATTCAGACCAAGAACACCGTTAGATGTTGCAGTTAGAGAAGGTGTGGTTACAAACTCATCGTTGTTTGGTACGTCGAAGACGGTATAAACATTCGATTCAAGAGTTGTGTTACCTGCACCAGCAGCAACGTAAAGGATATCTCCTCTCTTAAGACCGTGGTCTGTGATAGCAATCTTACCAAAACTGAATGTAACAGATGGGTCAGTTGCGACCTGAATGTTATCAACCAGAGGTTTGTCTAGATAGACGACTTGCAACGCTCGGTCAATACCGATAATTCGCGTTCCAGTCTGAACACCTGCGTTACCAGCAACATACTGTCCAAGAGTCAGATCGTTGATGGAGACCTGTGGGTCAACAGTGAAATATCTGTTACCAACAACTCCAATACATGGATCAGTGTTGTTACCCTTTGTGACGGTTGTTCCGATACCGACACTAGCACCGTGGAGCACACCCTGTACCGAAATCGGCATGTTGTTTGCTCTGGTTACATAGTAACCATAGATGTTACCAGCAGGTCCAGTGAAGGTGAAAGTCTGTTCGGGATAGGTTGCGGTTGTACCACTACCAACGTTCTTAATAACCCAACGAGATCCATTTAGGAGAATGCCATACTGTGCGGTATAATCCTGATCGACTCTGTTATCCACGCAATTAGGATAACCAGTGTTTGCGGTAGTTCCGTAACCATTGACGTTACCATCAATATAAGGCTCGAAATACGCAGTTTGGGAAGGTACATCACCTTCAGCGGGTGTGGTGTTACTCGTAAACAGTTTGAGTACGAGATTCCTTGGTGAGGTATCCTCTAGGTCTGCAACGAAGTTATTCTGAGCAATCAGATAACGGAGAGACTCAATTTCACCAATATTGGGAACTAGTAATGCCATCGAAACAACTCCTCGTAAGGGTTAGACTTTAAGAACTATACTTATTTATAATTTTAATTTTAAAGAGATCAGCAGTCTTCGCATGTTTGTTGAACTGACTACTGAGAAATCCAAAATATCACCAGCAACTATTGTCTTATCCCAGTTATTTAGTACATCATCAATGTACTTATTTTGGGACTGTAGTTGAACTCTTTGGTTATTGGTGATTGTTGTGAACGTAGGGAAGTCTTGGAAATTGGATTTTGAAACTTCTAAGACAATATCTCCAGTTTGATCACTCAATACTTTAATAGACTCAATTGTTCCAGAAACATCGACAGTTACTTTGCCTTTACTTCCTGGGGAAATAGCTTGAGATCCACTATCAATAACAAAATTAACAGATCTTGTTAGATCCGCTGTTGTTGCAAGAGCGATGATGAACACATCATCTCCAGCAATTGGTGGAACTGAGAAAATGAGCTGATCACCAGCAATAGTAAAATCTTCTCCAGGTTCCATGACCAGATTGTTTTTACAAACAATCAATTGCTGGTCATTTAATGGACTATATGAATCGCCACCACTATTTAACGAAAATGTAACTCCAATGCCATTGAATTGACCATTAATGTCATCAATGATTAGGTTAGTATTCTGAGTTGACTTCGATGGAATTTCGTAGTCAACACCAACAGAATATGATCCAGAACTATTTAAATTAACTAGGTAATCAGTCATGATACTCCAGGCAACACTAAAACATTTCCTGCGATAGGTCTAGTCTTATAATTGTTTGGAGAAACGAGCACCAGATCATACACATATCTTCCTCCCTCCAAAGTAGCAGTAGAAGTTACTGCAAGAGCAACTTTTACAACTCCATTGATCCTATTCGGAAAAGAAATAACAAAATCCGTGTATTTTGTTGCATCTGGGTGTTTTCTAATCTTAGCAAGAGCAGAATACCCCGTCAAATTCAATGGCGAATTATTCGCATTTCTAATAGTGAAGGTTGCTTCAAAATCAACGTTTTGTTCAATGACTAAATTGACATTTCTAGCTGCCATTACACAAAAAGGGAGATTTTAATTATTTATCCAATTTTTCTAGAACGAGTTTCATCATGTCCTTAAGTTCACTAACGTCGTTCTTTAATTGATCAATTTCTTGCGCTTTTTGAGACGCAATTCTTTTGTTTTTCAAATAGGACTCATACTCACTGTCACTGCGGTTTACAATCGCACCAGTATCGGGATCTCTGTAAAGAGATCCACTATTTTCAACTTTTAAATAATCCATTAAATCGTTGCAATAACTCGGAAGTCCTTCAGTCTTGGAACATAAGCATAGTTGGTTCCAGACATACAAACCTTAATTTGGAAAGCACTAAACTGTGGGATATTGGATATATTGAATTCATATGGATTGAAATCATCATATCCTTCGGAAGGAGGAACAAATTTATCAGGCAAACCATCATTTTTAGAAGGATCAATAATTCCACCAGCATTATCTAGATTATTATATCCAGGGAACAGCTGGAACTGTTGATCTCCATCTGGAGCATCTACACGTAATGCTCTATAAAGAACTCTAATATCATTAGTGGCGTGTCTATAAGCATCAAACATGACTTTCAATCCATCAGCAGCTTTATCAAGATTGATAACCTGTGTTAGGTAAATTGCAGCATTTGGATCATTATCAAGAGAATTTACTCTCTTATCCGTTGCATAATTAACAACTTTACTATTAAGTCTGTTCATAACGAAAGCTGCAGATACTCTATCCAAATCAATCTGTGGAGCAACCGAATCATCTTCAGTACCCAAAGTAACTTCAATTGTGAATGACTTTCTTCCAGGATAATTTTCCAGTCTAGTCAATTCATTAATCTTAGATGCAACAATTCGAGGTGTAGTAAATTCATTATTACCTTCCAACGAAATTGACTGATATCCTTGATCAATAAATGCTCCTAGGTTTCCATCTGGACTATCACCACTGAATGTTCTACATTGAGCAGAAACACTAGTGCCATCAGGTTGCATGATGGTGAAGTTTGGTCTCAGTAAATTAAATGGAATGTTCTGAGTTGCTCTTGGAACATTTCCAGAACCAGTGTTTACGCCATCTGCCATATAAGATCCAGCAGACTTTGTTTCATTCCAATGCAATTCTGGGAATCCATTAGAATTTCCTACACTTCTGTCAACTCCTCTACTAGAAATACCAACTTTCAACCAGTAAGAATCAACATCAATTGGATATTGGGTTTGATTCACATTGCCAAGAGAATGTTGACAATTAATTCTTCTCAAAGAAACACCATTCAATTCATACTTAAATAGGAGATCGTCTACAGAGTATTCTCCAGCAATAGTATCATCTAATGCTCTAGTGATACCAGTGATTGCACTAGAAGTTGTGGTAACTCCAGTATACTTGATAATCTCATCACCAAGTTTCAAATATCCAGGGTTGTTAGAATCCACAGGTACATTTTCAAAACTAGTATAGATTCCAACGTTAGTAACAGAAATATTATCTGTGGATGAAGAATCATACGCAGCAGTTAACTTCTCTGGTTTTACATCACTTTCAATATTAGAAAGTATAACCATATCTTGTGTACTATACATTCCATGACTACTATGTTTAACCATGAAGGTCAAACCATCACTAATATTATTAATAAACCCAATAGAAGCTCCAGATATAATTGATGTAGATCCAGCTCCAGTTGTAAATACAACTGCGGAAGATGCATCAAGGTTTGGAATACCCTGTACTTTATCTACGATTAATGTATTGAAGGCACTAATAATACCGACTTCATTTGGAATAGACAAAGTAAGATTTTTGCCAAATCCACCTGTATTAGATGGGTCTACAGTTAACATATCACCAGCAGAATAACCAGTACCACCAGCAGATACAGTAGCGGAAGTTACTGCACCAGACCCAACAACAATAGTTGCCTTAGCTCCAGATCCTCTACCAGTCAAACTAACTAAAGGAACATCAGTGTAAGTTGGTGTTCCACTTGCAAAATCACTTCCTGCATTTGTTAATGTGAGATCCGAATTAATACCAACAGCACCAAGAACTCTAATTAGTTTTGCAGAGAAATTTGGATTATTTTCTTGACCAATGGTTGTGCCAGAAATTAGACCAGAGACTTCATTGGAAGTTAAACTCTTACCAAGACCAATAATAGTATTCTTGGAAATCATGTTGAGTGGGTTATTACTCAAAGTCACGATCTGTTTGTTTCCGATATCTAGATCTGGATTATAGAACTTAACCGTACCACTCTCAGTTGTGAACTTAGCTCGATACAGATTAAATTTAAGATCTTCAAACTGACTTGGATCCCATGTGGCACCATTCTGTGACTTGAATAGTGATCCAAGAAGTGGTTGTTGAGAAACAATAATCTTTTCGGAATCTGGACTATTGGCTGTAGAGATATCTTCCTCACCCATTCTAGAGATGAATACGGTATATTCATTGGATGCAGAAAGAAGAACCAAAGCAAACTGGCTAGCACCTTGGCAATATACGGGAGACTCAAAAGTAAATGTTGTTGCTTTACTACCATCATCAGAAGTAACAACATCATCTGGATCCAGAACTACCTCACCGAATGGTAAGATTGTCTGAGTTGGTAGACCCAATTCAAGTTCTCTAACTTGAAGTGTTACTGGTAGGTCTGAAGTATCCTTTGTTCTAAAGAAAATCTCACATTTGGTTAGATATACACCATTTTCATCAGGAACTTCAAAAGATTGTGCAAGAGGGTCAACCCATCTTGTTTGAACTTTCTTTCTATTTCTAAATTTGACTTTAGCAACTAGTCTCTTACTTCTTCTCGTAACCCGTCTAGATTGTGATGTTGGAACTCTTTCAACCGTAGCATTGCGAATTCTAAGAGTAGTCTCCTGCATGTTGTTGATTGTTCCAGAAGAAGTAAATGTAGTCTCCGCAGAACTATCTGTAAATCCAGAAATTGTTTGGTTGGTTGCACTAGAAGTTAAAGTAAATGTTTTGCTACCAGTATTGAATACCTGTGCAGATTTTTGAGTTGGATCTGGAATAAACAAAGATCCAATTACAACACCAGCTCTATCAGTAACAATCCTAATATCCTTAACCTTTGCAGTAGCACCACTAGATTGACCAATCAATTTCATATCCTTAGCAAGACATCCAAAGAATCCAGATGCAGACTGGAGTTGCAAAGATGCTGTATCTACATTCAATACAGTTGTGGTTGAAGAATAGGATGATGAAAGAGTATTAGAAGTACTATATGGATTCTGTTTATATGTTTGTGATGGAGAATTATATTTACCATACTTATGATTTTGTTGTGCAAGTCGGAATTTGATACTCTTATTAGTAGAGTTGGTTCCATTTCCAAGTACAGTTTCACCAACAGCAAATGTTCCACTAATCATTTCAATTTCGATTAGTTTTGGAACAATAAATGCATTCATGTCGATATTGTCAAAGAATGCATAGAGTCTCGTATTGGGCTTAAGTCTCTTACAAACAAATTCAATATTTCTGGATCTCATTACAGCAGCAACATCACTAGATACTACTCTTTCACCCAGACTCTTGGAATCGAATGCTTCTTGGACCTTGTATTGAATACCTTCCCTGGTCCTCATCCCCGTTTTGATTGTGGTTACTTCCCTAATCTTAGTAATCTTCTGTTTCCATCTCTTGGTAGTAGTGATGGGAATACCTCTACCACGTACAAAGGACCCTCTTCTTCTCCTTTTCCTCATAGAGCCCTTGACTCTCTTTTTCTTCCTCAGTACAACTGGACCTTTAATCCTTTGTTTGCCAGTCCACGTTGTCTCCCAAGCTCCCCACTGAACAGGAGATAATCCAGTGTTACTATCAGTTCCACCAACCATTCCTTGGATGGCATCATAACTGCCTTCCATGGTAACGGTTCTGCTAGGAATTTTTCTACTGTCAATCCAAGTATCTGTTGCAGGATTTAGTTCCAAAACACCAATCCAGTTTACAACATGGAATGGATTTACATTTTCACTTCTAGTAGCAAACTTATTATCGAGCCATCTTTTATCTTCGTATTTTAAAGTTACGACATCACCTTTCTTAACGACATTATTATCGCCAAGATCTTCAACAAATTGATAGTCTGCAGCTGGAGAAGCAGAAGTTGCAGCACCAATAATAGACTCAGATCCCAACAGTAAGTCGATAGATGTCGTATAATGTTCTGGTCTAGCTTCTCCTTCAGCAGTATCAATACTGCATCTATATTGACTATTATCAATATCACCACCGCCAGTCTTTGATCTGAAGTTATCGACAAAGAATCCAGACTTAAACTTATCTAAATTTGTAGTGGGATCTTTGATCGTTAAACTGGAAGTTTCAGTCTCAAGAAGAGACAAACTTGTGTAATATTCAACATTAGTAAGTCTAGTTTCTAATTCAGCGATATCTTTCATTTGATATCGTTTATGTTTAGCAACCTGAATATCAATATCCTCAATATTGTATAGATATGGAGCCATATCAAGAGTAGCAATCTCCAAAGCATTATCAATCTGATTTGGGGATTGTGGATCATCAGATGGAACACCTGTGCTTACATTGAAAACTCCATCTTTTGTCAAGAAAATTTTATCAATTCTTCCTTGATAATACTCATAACTAAGATTCAAAGTTTTTCCACTAGAAAATACGTGCGTAGTAGAAGAGGTAAGAGGATCAAACTCTCTAGACTTATATTCAAAAGGCGATAATGTAGATGCAATAGAAACTGTTCTTGGCCTCAGGTCAATAATGTCAGAAACTCCAATATCTCCAACATATGGAAGAGTGTTTCCATATAAAGTTGGATCGTAAGAATTGACAGAAACAAGATCTCCAGGATCGGAATTTTCAATAACAAAGTGATCAAACACAACTGTTAGTCTCTTTGTTGGAGCATTGGCAGAATTTTTTCTGACGATTGCAGAAAAATCTAGATAATCTTCATTTTGTCCAGGATCAAATTCAAAGTTAGCCTTAATGTCTCTGTCCCCAGCAACAAAAGACTGAACATTAGCAGTAATATTAGATTCTTGGAAAACTACAGATTCTCCAGGCTGGAATACATTCTCGTTTTCGTAAATAAACGACGCTTCATTTGTCCCATTAGTCTCCACAAAAATCGCTGATGCACCAGAAGTTTCACCAACAATACTTTCTCCCTTAAGAGCATTTGTGACAGATGCGTTCAAGTCCACTAAAATAATCTTTGGAAGTTGAGGATTGTTTGCAGAGGAAGACTCAAAGATAGCCTGGACTCTAGCAACATCAGAGATTCCCAAAGAAATTTTCTTATCCTGAACTCTAGTTCCATAAATGGTGGAATATGTTAGTCCATCATTTGCACTAGTATTTCCAACCCCAGAAATATTAGTATTGGATCTATTAATTGTAACTGTTTGTGCTTTGCGATATATTTTATTTTTTGCTTTTGGATTTCTCTTCTTCCAAGTTACTGTAAGGGTAGCAGCACCATTTTCACTTAACTGCGAAAGAGTAATGGTTCTACCAGAAACTGTCAACTTCTGATCCGTTAGAGATTCTACTGTTCCAGTTGAATCAAACGTTACATTATAATCTTCAGAATCGAACGGTTCTAGAGTTAAAGCAGCTTCAGACTCCAACGTAGCACTATATGCACCAGCAGATACAGTAATATAATATGTTTTCTTAAAAATAATTTCGGAACCATTGAGGTCTACAGAAGCAACATTTGGTTCTGTAATTTCTGCATACATGGAGTTATTTCCACTATTCAGAACCTCTAATGTAACTTTGTTTACATCACTTGCAGTAATTTCAGAAGTTGGAAGAGTACCAACATTCACATTATTTACAGTAGTAGTTGCTTCTACAATAACACTTCTGGCATTAGTTCCAATAGCTTTTACAGTTGCATATGATGGTGTAGAAGTTGCCACTTTACTATAAGCAATAACATCTCCTGTAGAGATACCAGATACTGCACTAAAGTTAGCATTGGGTGAGGTAATCGTAGATACCCCTGCAGATTCTCCAGAAATAGTATATTCACTTCCAGGTTCTGCAAACTTAATTTTATTTGTCAGTTTTGTATCTGCAGTGAAAGCTACACCACCAGCAGCAACAATTTGACGAACATCCTGAATACCATAATCATCAATATCAATAATGGATCTATTGATAGATTGTCCATTTAGAAGAATTTCTTCTAATTTTTGGAATTCTCCATTAACCTGATATAAAATAAGTTGTGTTTCATCATCTGAAGCGGAATATACATAACCAGTTGCACCACTATTTTGACCTTCTACAAATCCAGGAACATTAATTGATGACTTGGCGTTTAACGTTAGATATGAAAATGTTTGAACGTCAAATAACGATGCTCTAAAAGTAGTTCCTTCATTTTGATATGCTCCATCTCTCAATCTAAAATCATAGAGTCTAGCAACACCAATATGGAGACCACTCGGTGTTCCTGGGGTTACTGTTCTTGACTTGTAAAGATTAAGAAGCCCTGCAGTGCCTACTCCAACAGCTGGAGATCCGTAAACATTATCGACTTCAATAAGTCTACCAACCGTAAAGGGTAGAGATTCGTTTTCAACTTTACCAGTTGTTCTTGGTTTTGAAATATCTAAAGTACTTGTAGCCAGAGTTTCTATTTCATATCCACGAACATATGCTTTTCCTGGTCCAATAGAAACGGAAATTAAATCGTCGCTAGGAATATTTCCCTGTTGGGTTGTTTGATTAGAATAATATGATCCATCATTACCAATTCTATCATTCAGGGTCTCTTTAACATCTACTGAGAATGGTGTGACATAGTAATCACCAGATTCATCATAAGTTCTTCTTGCCAACTCATCATTGACAAGATTTGATGGAGATGGATTGCTAAACTTTCTAATTTCTCCATTTTCAATCCTAATAAGTTCAATGAAATTCTCATCATTAAAGTCTGTAAGAGATTTCTTGATGAGAGTGGTTGAAATTTTTAATCTATCTGCACCAGGAGCTGCAAAGTTAGAAAATCCTCTAGCATTATCATAAAGATCATTATATTCTTCAGAAGCAGTTACAAGTTCTTCTGAAATGTTTAATCCTACTCTATAACTTGGTTCGTCGTCATATTGATCAAGAATAACCGTAGAATCTGGTACATCTACGAAAAATCCACGAATAAAATACACACCATTGGCAAGTTTTGCAGCGGATCCTACAGCAGTTGCATTTGAAATAATTGCCGTAGCAAAAGTAGATCCAGCTCTAATACTGGACAATGAATAATTGATATCTTCTTCTGCAATTAAATTTTCACCATCTGTAAAAGTGGTTCCAGAGAAATCATTTTCACTAGCACCTTCATACTTGATATAAAGAGTATAATTGCCTTTTTCAGACTGTGAATTTGTAAGACATTCTTCAATTTTTGCCTTAACACCACTAGTTTCACCCTTAATTCTCTTACCTTTCAGAAAATCCAGGTACAAGGAAACTGGAAGTCCCAAATGAGACTCATCAATTTGAACAGAAGTGTACTCATTATCGTAAGCAACTTGTCCAGGGATAACTACCGACCCCTCCTTGAACATATGCTTACCAAACTTTTCAATCTGATTCTGCAGAATAGATTGCAGAGTAGTTAGTTCTCTAGATTGAATTGGAAGTCCAGGTTTAAATAAAACCCTTTGATAATTATTTGACTCACTAAAGTCATCAAAATATGGAGATGAATTTAAGTTGGTATTCTGTGGCATTTTTCTTTAGAACTCCAGAACAATCTTGATGTCTTCTTTCTGACTTGCAGATCTAGGAATAGGGGCTCTGTTATCAATGTAGATAATTTCGCCAGACTTAGTGTTGTATTCAGCAGATGCAATACCAGCAACGAAGTTAAGACCAAGTTGGTATGTCCTATTATTTATTGAGGTACTTACACCGTTAAAATCAGTATTTACCGATAGTAGAGGTCCAGTAACGGTTTCTCCACTGATTGTTAATCCATATCCAGGATCAGGTGTGGATGTAAATGGAATAATCTTATATCCAGTTTCACTAGAAGCAAGACCCATTGGTTGGTAATACTTTAATACTCCACTAATATTATCCCAAGATGCAACATATCCAATAGCAGTAGATCCAAGACCCACTGTTTGAGTAATCTCGGAGTCAACTGCATATGTTGTTCCAGTAGTAACTCCAGCCATCTTAATTGCTTTTAGTCCACTAACCTGAGAGGTCTCTAGTAATTCGGTGTTACTACCAAAGATTGTTGGATTTTTAATAACTCCAACTCTAGCAAAATCATTACCTTCAATAATATCTGGGTTGGTTTCAATAGTCTCAAATCTAGAATATAGAAGCGCTCTATATGCACCTAATTCTCTATAAACATCATATCCATGTCCACCTTTTGGTGGGATAATTACACTAAAATTGCCAAGTGCAGTAGTACCAATACCAGTATTAGTAAGGTTTTCTAAAGGTCCACCAGCTTCACTTCCAGGAGCTCCTGGGAAAAATTGGATAGATCCATGTGTATATCCAGATCCACCATCAGTAACAAAGATTTCTGATACTTTACCAAAAGAATCGATGGTTACTGTTGCTTTTCCACCAATACCATCTCCCAAGATGGGAACATTGGAAAATGAAGTTGAAATGGGTTGATAATTAGATCCTCTGGAATCAATAACAACGATTTCAATTTTTCCATCAATAGCATTATTTCTAGTTGATACGGACTCACCTTCCATTCCCCAGTTTTCTGGAACTGGAATATATTCGATAGAGTCAAATTTTACGATCTCTGATGGTTTGATAGTATAGAGGTACTTCCAAACATAACCATCACCAGAAGTGCCTGCAGCTCTAGCTTCTAAGTCAATGAAAGTTGGTTGGTCGTAAGAAGGTCTACCACTTGGGTTTTCTGGGTCAGATCCATTTTGAAGGCAAACATAAACCTTCAAATCCTCATTTACAACATAGTAATTTGCTTCATACAAATTGCCTTGTTTTGTAATTGGAGTCGTGTTGTAAATGGTATAGTCATGCCTATACATCTCATAAGTTGTACCAGCAACCCATTCGACTTTACGAACTAATCTACGAACATCCTTGTCCGTAATTTTTTTCATTGCAATGATAGATTCCTTGATTTGATTTTCCTCAAGGAATCCATCTAGGGGAGCTGGAGTATTGGTAGACCAATCGGATGTTCCACCAGCTTCTGTTTCAAAAGCATTAGGCAGTCCAATGAAGGCATAATATTTGTTAACTGTAGACCCAACGCCAACGAAACTCTTTACAAAGGTTTCGGCGTTTAGAATTCTAAACTGTTCCGATATAATTGCAGGCATTTTGATGAAAACGAGACGTTTTTTTCTTTTAGTATTTAGTGGTTAAGATAGAGGTTGAATTCTGGTAACTACCGCAGCAGTTGACAATCCAGTCGCTCCATTATCTGGATTGACGAAGAATTGTTTTGGACTTCCTCCAGCTCTATTTTGGTAATTTCTAATTTTACCCCAAGTATATTTTCCATAATATGGTTTATAATCAAACTGATTATCCAATAAGTATGGTCCATTTGGATCAAGACCAACCTCAATCTCAAGAGAAGAGAATGGTTTAGGTTGGAAAGCGCAAGTTACAGTAACTAATCCAGAAACAACATCAACAGGTGTTACCTTCTCAACAAAGAATCTTCCTTGTAAGGGTTGCCCTGCAGGAATTTCTGCAATCTTATTAGCTGGGAAATTCAAATATCCACCAATAGAAGTCGTAATACCAGTCAATGCATGACCAGTGATAAGAGGACTATCATAAATGACGAAATAATCTCCCTTAGATAGTTCGGAATAAGATACGCCTAATGTATTTAACGAAGAATAACCATATCCAAGGTTAGTGTTGTCATAGAACTCGGATTTAAGAACAAATTCTATTGTTGGTGGAACACTAAATCCAATTCCAAGTATATTGGTATTTACGCCAACGATAACACCAAAATCGCCAACTGCATCAACGGAAAGTAACTCTTCACTTACTGAGGAATCAGTTTCAATAATAACTGGTGGACTTGACCCAACATCATATCCAAATCCACCATTCTCAACAGTGATGCTGGTAACAATTCCGTTAGAAACAGATGTTTTTGCAGTAGCTCTGTTCACAATTGGATCTGCATAGAATGCTGTTGATCCAGATCCGACTGCAATAGTTCTTCCATTCTCACCATAATCAGTTCTAATTAAATCGGATAGAGTTTGAGAGTGATCGATTTCTCTTTCAGTCCAGTTAGCAAGATCAAAAGAGTAGTGAAGTGTTCCAGAGGTATCAATACCAACATAGAATCCATCTTGATATCTAATTCTAGCAAAGTCAAACGTTGCAGGACTTGTAGCATTTGGATCCGTATAGATCATCCAGAAGTTTTTATCAGAAGAAATTCCAATAAGACCACCATCACCAACAAAGACAAATTTATTTCCATCAAATATAATATCAGTAATATTCTTTGGAGTATTACTAGAAAGTGGAGTCCAAATCAATCCTTCATTAGAAGAAATAAGAGCTCCGCCATTTCCAGCAGCAATAAATTGACCCAATCCATATGTAATAGAATTGAGATCATCCAAAACTCTAGAATAACGACTATACATCGTCGTAGTTCCAATACCAACACCAGTGAAGATAGATCCACCAGTTCCGACTGTTACCCAAGCATCTCTAGTTGGTTCAAAGATAATTTTATTGAACGTTCCAGTATATTCAGAATCAAAGTCTAGTGAAGACTGAATTGCAGGAACTTGTCGTTGTTCAATCAACTTAATTTCTTGCCAATCGGTAAAGGTATTACCAACTGATACACCCTTGACAATTTTAGCATATTCTCCAGCAGCTCTTACATAATTAATTGGAGAAGAAGAGGATTTGCCAATAGCAACGGTATTCATTGTAATAGTTCCACCAAAACCAACACTACCTCTTTCCCAGAAGAGTCCACTCTTAGTATTGATGTATCTACTACTTGTTCCTACTGCAATTACTTGATCACCATAATCCAATTCTTTCCAATCATACAAGTTTGGTGCAAATCCAGTAATAATATCATCAAAACTCCAAGCAGAGATTGGATCCTTTCTATTGATCTTGGATTCTGAAATTGTAATACTAGGAGATGTAAGTGCATAACCAGCACCACCATCAACAACGATGATATTGGATACACTAGAAGAACTTCCAACTACAGCAGAACCAATTCCAGTTTCAATAGTTCTATCATCCAAAATAAGAACGTTTCTTTCAGACTGAGTTACCAAATCAACATCAGAGAAAATTGGGAAAGCATTTTCCACATAAATTTCTCGATCAGTTTCATTTACATCTGCAATAAGTCGTGTATTTGGTGTAGTTCTAGACTTCAAACTTGGTCTTGCTTTAGAAATGAGACTTCCAGAAAGAACCTTATCTCTTCTTTGTTTTTCCCATGTTAGTGGCCTCTCTGCAGTAGGATCAGTGTCAATACCAACACTCTTATATGCAAATGTCTCAAGAATATCAGAAGCAACGATTCTCTTAGCCTGTCTTGGGAATTGATCAAGATCAAATAGATTTAACTTGTTTTCTTGGATAGTTACAGTATCACCCGCTTTAACAGTTAATGGTGGATTAATTGTTTCAACGTCTCTCTTAGATCCTCTGAAGTAGAATACAGAACACTTGGATCCAGACTTAGGAGCCTCAGAAAAAATAATTCTACTTCCCTTGAAGATGTAAGATTCTCCAGGAACTTGCAAAATATCATTAATGTAGATAAAGATATTATTACTGATATCCATATCACTTCCAGGAAGTGTCTTCAAACTTAGAATTTCTGTTTCTCCGCCAGTAGTTACAGATAAAGTAAACTTAGTTCTAATTCCATTAAAGTACTGACTGATATCATCAAATACAATAAATTGTCCAGGATAGAATCCAGAGAACTTATCATTAGTCAACTCAAGTACCTTGAGAGTAAATTCTGTATGAACACCAACTCTGGGATCAGTAACAATTCCAGCTACTGTTAGAATATCATTTACTTTAAATCCAACACCTTCCTCGGTAATCGAATATTCTTGAATTTCTTTATCTGCGTTAACTCTAAAGTCAACAACTGCATTAGTTCCAATTCCACTAGAACCATCTGCATAAATCAAATCTCTGTTGAAATATGGATCTGGTTGAGCAATTTCAACCCTAACTGGTTTATGTACTCGTCCTGGTGCAGCATAGAAGTTTTTCTCAGTTACGATTCCACTTCTAGATCTCCAAGTTGCACCTGTTAGTTTTTCTCCAACATAAAGTCCATCATATGCATCATCCAGAGAATCTGCAAATCTTTGTGCGCTAGAAACAGTACCACCTCTATTGTAGTTGTGTGGTGTTGTAGAAGGACCTACCTGAACAGTAAATGTAGTTGCTCCACCAACCTTTTCCACAAAGGCACCAGAGAATGAGAAATCCATTCCACTATCGGAGTTATTTTGTTCTCTGGGAGCAACAATAGAACCTTGAATAGTTCCACCACCAACGTAATATGATGGTGTTGTGGAAGGACCAACATTGATTCTGACGTTTGTGCTGTTTAGTACAGATGCAATACCCGCAGAGATCCAATATGGGTCTCCTTTTTGTGGATATCTATGTTCTGTAGCATTACCATCCTTGGTGCATGTAAAGATCAAAGACTCTGGTTGAATTCGTATTGGCTTACCTGCGTATAAAGTATGTCCAGCGCCAACTGTTAACTCAATTATTCCAGTATCTGGAACATAATTAGCGCCACTAACATCCCAGAAATAACTAGTGGTTGGACCAACGTTAACAGTAAATGTATCTACGGTTGTTGCAGAAATAGCAACTCTAGTATCAGAATATGGATCAGTAGACCTAGGATAAGTATGAACCGTGGAATGATCATCCATTCCACAAGTAAATGATAAAGTATCATTGGTGAATCTAATAGATCTTCCAACTCTCATACCATGATTGGGACATGTTACGGTAAGAATTCCTGTGGAAGCAGTATAATATGCCTCTGTAGCAGGTCTAAAGATATGAGTAGATGTTCCAACATTAACTTGGAAAGTATTTGTTGTATATCCAACAATAGCAAGAGCTTTGGTGGATGCTGGATCTGTTGATCTTGGATATGAATGTTGTGTTTGATTATTGTCCATATCACAAGTAAATGTGAATGAACCATCTGGAATCTTTAAATTACCAGTAGTAGTTGATAATCCATGTGCTGTATTTCCAGTACCAACTTCAAAAATACCTGTTTTGGGATAGTAACTTGCAGTGACGGCTTGAATATATGAATTAGTTGATGTTCCAACATTTACTTCAAAAGTATTTGTAGTTACGTTACTGATCGTAAGTGCAACTCCAGATGCTGGGTCTGTAGGTCTTGGATATGCGTGTTCGGTTGCATAATTGTCTAGACTACAAGTAAATACTAAAGAACTATCCGTAAATCTAGCAAAGTCACCATTGACATATCCGTGACTTGGTGAAGTAACTGTCAGAATACCAGTTGTTGCATTATATTGAGCATCTGTAGCTGCAAAATATTGTAATGGAGAAGCACCAACGGGAATAGTAAATGTATCGTCAGTATGAGTTGTAATTGCAACTCTACTGGTGGTAGAAGCATATCCACCACCTGCAGGGTCAGTTGCTCTTGGATATGTGTGTTGAGTTTGATGATTATCCTGAGCACAAGTAAATGTGAAGGAGTTTTCGGTCAACTTGAGTGTTTCTCCCTTTACATGGCCATGATTTGGTACTGTAATAATCAACTCACCAATGTCTGGATCATAAACCGCATTAGTTGGTTGTTGATAAACAATAGGGGTTGCTCCAACGTTTACAGTAATCGTAGTTGCATTGACAACACTAGCAACTGGAATATCTGATCTATTATGAACAGGATCTCTACGTCTAGGATAGTCATGTTCAGTTGCATTGCCATCCATATCACAAGTAAATGTGAGAGATCCAGTTGCAATACCAATAGTATCGTTAGTTGTAAGGAAGTGAGGTTGATTGAATTCGAGTGTTAATACACCTGTAGCTGGGATGTATGAAGCATCAATTGGAGTTAGGAATGGACCAGCCCAAGTATACTTTGCAATAGCACCACCATTATTGGTGTCTGGTTTGAAAGTATATGTGTAATCCCCACCACTAATAACGGCAGTTGCTCCTGCGCTGACAAAAGTGTGTGGATATCCACCACCTCTCCATAGAGCAGTAGATCCAGAACTTACAAAGGTGTGATCATATTCACCACCGATTGTAATTCCTTGAGGGTCGGCACTTACAAAATTGTAATTGTAATCGCCACCAAGAATAATTGCACTAGACCCAGATCCAACAAAAGTATGTGGATAGTCACCACCAGAAACTACAGCTCCAGTTGTTGCAGAAGCAAAAGTATGTGGATATGATTCATTTCTTGGAGATTTACCTACATCCAGAGTAATTGTTGTATTTGTTGTAGAAGCAATAGAGATTGACTTCTGATATGCTTCGTCTCTATGTCTTGGATAGTAATGGATAGATGCTCCATTATCAATATCACAAGTAAATCCGAGTCCACTCAGAACAACAGTTCCTGCTTTACCACCTTCGGTATATCCATGTGGAGCAGCGGTGGTAATTGTCATAATACCACTGATATTATCATATTCAGCAGTAGTAATGCCAATTGATGGAGAGTAGTCACAAGTAAATGCAATTCCACTAACAATCACAAAATCATTTTTAGAGAAATTGTGATTTCTTCGTGTAGTGATTGTTGCAAATCCACTAACATTGTCATATTCAACATCGGCCAGTCTTAAATCTACAGAACTAGAAGTGGTTTGACCAACACCAGTAACAACAATAAAATCATCAGTCTCTAAACCATGTCCCTCATAACGAGTAATTGTTCCAGTAAGATTTTCGCCTGTATAGACCCCAACATTTCTTGTTAGGTCATACATTTCCTCTTTAGCGTCAATTACGATATCAACGTTATTAGGAACGGTAAATCCAAATACTTTTTTGAGACCTCTAGGGAAAGTAATTGGTCCGTTAATAGTATCAAACTTTAATCCCTCAAGTTTTACTGCATTATCATCAGTCAATCCATGAGGACTGCTGAATCTAACTGTCATCAATCCAACAACAGGATCATACTCAACAGAACCAACATTAGTCACAACACCAACTTGAGCTCCATGAGCAGTAAATGTAGTGATGCCGTTCTCTTGAGTATTATCAGAATATACGACTTTCTTAGCTGGGAAATACCCTGTACCACCAGAGGTAAGGTTAATCGCTGTTACAATACCTGTCTGGTCCCTCTGAACGACTCCACCACTTACATAGTTGTGTGGGAAAGTAGTAATTCCCAGAAATACTTCAAAAGTATCATCGGTTGGGGTATCGATAACATCAAAACCAATTACATTTCTTGCTTCAAGAATGTTGGTGTCAACACCAGCCTGAACTGTACCAGCAGAAACATACTGCAATCCTGTAGTTCCAATACCAATATTAACTTTAGCTTCTCTACTATTACCAACAGAAACAATAGGATAGGAATCTTCTCTAAGAGTAAAGGTACTAATTCCATCAGTTACCTGAACACCTCTAATCAACAGATGTCTAGATTGATTACTCCCTGTACCGATATAATGACCGCCATAAACACTGAGAGTGGCAATACCAGTAATATAGTCATATCCAAATTCATTAATATTTCTTACCGCAGATAAAGCAGTAAATGTGAATCCAGCTCCAGTAATAACAACTCTATCCCCATCATAAAAATCATGTGGCGAAGATGTCGTAAAAGTTCCAATACCGCTAAACATATCAAATGAAGCGGTAGAAATAGCAACAGGAGTGTTTACCTTTGTTCCAAGAACTGCAGTAGCAGTAGCTCCAGTTCCATCTGTAGCCCTAATAGTAACTTCTGGTGGATTTCTATATCCCTGTCCACCACCACGAATTTCGATGTAGTCTACAGATCCAGAAGAATTTACACCAGCAACAGCTGCTGCTTCAAGTGGAATATAATATCCACCACCAGTTTGGATGCCAACTTTATCAATTCTTCCCGCTCTAGGTACACCACTTAAAAAATTTAACTGGTTATCAGAAGAATCAGTAAAAGTAAAATCTAAATTTGGAGTCTGAACAATATTATTGATCAGAATAAATGGGTTATTATTAATTTCTACGCCTTGGTTAACACTATTGTATAGTGAAGTTACTACACCAAGATTTTCTGTTACTCTAAAATTAGTACCAGCAATTCCAGTAAATTCTAAAGAAATATCATCAAGAACCAAATTTTTATCTTGTGGTTCAAACGGATCAAATTTTCTTGAGAACAATCTTCCATTAAAAGTCGATCCAGTTTCTAAACCAACTGGACCTCTCTTTCCATATGGAGCATCAACAAAGTAAATATTGTCTTCTACAATATTATAGTCACCAACAAATACAGAAGACACGCCAAGACCATGAGTTGTAGAAATAGATCCAAAAGACCCTCTTTCTACAACAACTTCTGATGCAGTAGTTGTAGAAAACACAGGATAATATCCAGCACCTGTGTTGAAAATAATTACATCTCGAATAGTTCCAACACCAGTAATAACTGGGTAAAAAATACCTTCAACTACAGGGTTTTGGGTTCCCTCAATGACAATTTTTGGGGGATCTGCTTTTGAATAGTTATTTCCGCCTTCAATGACTTCAATTCTTTCAACACCATATGAGGAGTTGAATACGGGCCTTAGAATAGCTCCTGATCCAGGTGTAGTTCTTGGCATTTATCTTATCAGCTAATATTAATAGAACTACTGCAGTAAACTCTTGTTAGACCCGTAGAGTCTCTAATGATACTGAATGTTAGAATATCCTCTCCATTTGAAGCAGGAGGTGGATTTCCACCAACCCATCTAACACCACCAGCGATAGGTCCACCGTTCACATTAACCGCATCACCATAGGTGTATCCAACACCAGCATTAATAACAAGAGTTGCTGTAGTCGCCTTACTATTTAATGCAGTAACATTAGTGAAGTCCCAGGTCATAACTGAGGTGGTAATTCCACCCAAAACTACAGTTCCCTGAGACAAATCAACAGTAAGTGTCCCTCCAGCAGATACGGTTATATTGTCACTAAAATCATTAACTACAGTTTCAGTAATATCACTATTAAAATCAACAGTGCCGTCAAGAGTAACAACACCTTGAGTAGTTACATTACCTCTGACATCAAGTCTTTGGTTGGCAGCCGGAACATTTGTACCAATACCAATATTGGCATCTTTTGTAACAATGAAAGTTCTTTCTGGAGTAATGTCTTCGTCAGAGGCTCTAAAAGAAGGTCCTTGAGCCTTTGCGATAGCCCACAATGCAGGTCTAGATGCAGAGAACGATGCAACTTCAAGTTGTGATGTTGGAAGAGAGGTTCCAATTCCAACCATTCCGTCAGATCGGATCCTAAACATAGTGGCTGCAAATCCAACTTCAATAGGACCGTCTGTAATAGCTCCTGGTTGCTGAATAGTAATCTTTCCAATATCAGCATATGACGAAGTAACAACACCAGTTGTGTTGATATCAATATCTGATGTTACATATCTTGCAGTCTGAGCATAGGTAGACGTAGATGCAATACCAGCGTTGGTAGAATACCCCGCAGTAGTGGCGTAAGAAACGAAACTAACAAGATTAGTTCCATCACCAAAGGTTTCGTAAACTTCATCGAAGTTTGCGTTAATCTTCAGAGTTCCCGCCAGCAGGGTATCTCCAGTGCCATCATTAGGGGCAGTACCAGTATTAATGCCTTGCTTTGCCATTACTCAAATAGTTTTTCTGTTATTTATAGTTAATATGGAGGTCTATCATCATGAGTTACGATGGTTTCATCAACTCTAGTGATAGTAGAGTTCATTCTATTTACATCATAGTAGAAATTATTATCCACGATATTTTCAATCTCAGCTCTTCTACCCTGAACATAAACACTATCACCAATCTGTTTGACTTTCATAAATTCATCACCAGACTTGATAATATCATTTGGAGCCAGGGATGCGATACCAGTGGTAACAACAATACTTTGATCATAAAGTCCAATTGGTGAACCAATGCCAACATCGAGTTTCTTATTTCTAAGAGGACTCTGAATAATATTATCGATTAGAATCAATGCATTTGTATTTGGATCAGCAACACTAAATTTATGTGTTCCAGTTCCAAGACCAATGAAGTTTAGTGGCAGTGCGGTAGACAATCCACTAATCTTGAATTTAACATCATCAATCTTCTGAACAAAGACTTTCTCTGGAATAGCCGTACCACCCAACTCAACAGGTGTGCAAAGAAGATCGTCACCAGACCCACTACCACCGATATAAGTACCAGCAATAGAAATCGTTTCCGTACTGACATAACCACTACCACCAGTAACAACGACGATACTTTCAATATCCAAGTTGGAATCACGGGTGACGTTAAAACGCGCCCCAGTACCGCTCAAATCACTGGTGGATGGTACGTCTAGGTAAGTAGTAGTAACACCCGTTCTAGTACCAGTAATACGTGTTACAGGGAATGTAAGATCGTTTGCAGGAGTTGTTCCTCCAAGATGTGTACCAGCAATACTTACATTGTCACCAACATAGTATCCAGTTCCACCTTGAGTAAGAATAACATTCGTAGAAATAGGTTGACCTGTACTTTGATCATAAGTGAATTTGACTTGGAATCTGGCACCAGTTCCTCTGGTGGAAATACCAGGAAGTCCACCATCAGGGCTTCCAAATCCATATACAACAAATGTGACAATGGGATTGACTACAGTACCAACACCAGTAACGCCACCTTCTGGAATTTCTACATTATAACCATTCTCAAACATTGCTCCAGAACCAGCCAATGCAGACTCTACACTCATCACAACATCTCTAAGACCTGCGATATGAGAAGTAGTGGCAATTCCAATTGGACTTCCACCTTGTAGGTCATAGATTAGTTCTTGTCCTGTCTGGAAGTTATGGTTTGGAATACTAATAATGTTATCTACTAGATCGATGACTGAACTAGAAGAAGCATCAAATGTTGCTTTGAATAGTGGTTGACTATTACTCTTCAGTTTAAACCCAACATTACCAACTAGAGTTCCAGTTCTATCATGGTCTCCATTGAAACCACTGGAAATATCATCCATAAGAAGAACTTTATTCGTCTTATTCAGGATGTAACTCTTAATTGGTCTGCCTTCTGGGAAGAATATTCTTTGAATACTTCCATCTGGAGCCATATCATCTTCAGTAATAAGAGCAAAGTTCTGTCTCTCCTGCATGTAAATGTCATTATCAATATTGACAAGTAGACTTACAGAGTTATCAGAAGCCTTGACCTTCATATTTTTAGTAGGCTTGCTAATAATTTCGAGATCACAGAACTCTCTAAATCCAGATGGGTGAACAATGGATCGTACAGATTCTTTCCATGTATCATAAGGAACTCTTCCCTTGATAGAATAAGAGAACTTTTGATAATAGAAGTTGTCAGAAATCCTCTGACTAAAGTCGTTAAGAATGCCAACATTATTATCATTTTTAGCAATTCTATCTCTACTTACTCCGAGAGTACTTCTAATATTGAATTTGTTAAATGCCTCAACTCTACCCCTAATTTTGGATTGTTCTCCATAAATCTCATCACCTACCGATAAGACTCCAGAAGTATTTGATAATCTAAGTTGACTCAATTTCGTGTTCCATCCGCCAGGAGATACAAATCCCTCAAATTTCTTAGAAACAATTTTTTCTTCAGATAAGAAAGTTGCATCATTGATGAGATCCATTCTGAATTTTGCCATGTCATTATAGTTGACAACATATCCCAATCCAAAATCATCATCATAAGAACCTAAAGTTCCAGTATTGATTCCAGCAACACTATATGAAACTGTATAGTTATTTGTATCAACACCAGTTACGGTAAAGAATTTAAGATCAAAGTTTTCTGAGTTGAAGTTAATTTCTCCATTAGCCAACGAATCAGCCTTCAGTCTACAACCTTCAATAAAAATAGAGTCGCCAACTTTGAATGGAAACTCAATATTTGTAGCTCCGTATCCAGTTCTAATTGGTAGATTAAACTGAGCATCAAGGAGCAATTCAAGAGTAACAGTATCACCAACATGAGTGATTGCATCAATATCATAACCATTAGAGTTTTGTGTCGAAATAATACTTAGAGGTTCATCAAACTCATATGCATTTTGGAGAATGAATACCTTGTCAACAGCACCACCACTAAGTCTTGCCTGCAAGTCTACAGTATCATTACCACGTACAATTAAGTTTGGTGGTTGAGAATAATTTTTACCTCCATCAAGAACTGTAATCTCTTTAATTCTCTGAACACCTGCAATATCAAGTACAGCAGGTACACTGAGAAATGGAGTCAAAGTAGGATCGGTAGGATAATCAAATCCATCTTTAATTCTCTCCAGAGTATCAATTTTTCCAATATTCTCAGAAAGAACTTTCAATGTTGCATTATTTCCAGATTCACTTATGAATCCATTAGCAACTGGAAGAGTTCTATATCCTCTACCCTCAAAATTAGTTTTTGTTTTGAAGACTGGACCTGTAGCACTCAAAGATTCTGTTTCATAGAAAATAGTACTAACACCAGCTCTAGAAACATACGTTTGTGACTGAGATGGTTTTCTATCCAGATTATATGTAAATGTCTTGTCACCTGTTACTGTAACTTCTCTTGCACCATTAACTACAAGTTCCTGTGTGTTTATGCTGTTGTTACCAATAACATCTCTATCGGAGAGAATATTCAATTTTCTCTCGTCAGTAGGTACAACTGGAATCAAGTTATAGAAACTCTTAGTCGGATATTCTTTTCTGGTGTCAATTTCAATACTAGCATTTGCAGTACCACTAATACCATTTCTAGTAATTGCAAAACCATTTTGATTACTACCAGTAGTTTCTAAACTATTATTGTAATTAGCATCGCTATAAAATTCCAACTTCATATCTCTCAAAGAGACATCGGAAACATCAATAACGATTTTATTGCCTTTAGTAAACGAAAGTGGTGGATTAACTTTAGCAATCTCATATGTTCCAATATCAACAGAAGTGAATACAATTCCATCAGAATCACTAATATCTGATTTGTATTTTACAAGTTTAATAAAGTCCGAATCTTGTCTCAAGACAAAATATGTTCTGTTATTATCCAAACCACCAATAAGATTACCACCAGAGGCATAGAAAACTACTTTATCGCCACTTTGGAAAGATTCATCATCAATATTAATAGATGTATAATCTGCAGAAATATCAGTGCTAGAGAAACTAACCTTATCGGTTGTAACTTTAGAGATAACTGGATCAAATCTAAACTTAACTGTTTCCGATTGAGTAGGTGCTGTATTAAATCTTACAACATCACCTGTAGTCAATCCATGATCCTTATCAGTAGTAACTTCCGTATAATATCTTTGAGCTGTTGCTTTTACCGTTGGGAACTGTGTTGTTAATGAATGTGCATATCCAATACCTGATGACAAATTGAAGAAATACAGAGCATCTCCACCTGTAGTAAACCCAATAGTGGAAAGTCCAATATAATTCTGACCAAAGTTTACTGCATATACAATAGAATCATCAGCTAACCTACTAGTTCCGACACCAGATGTAGATCCAGCAGATGTCTTTGCAACTGTAAGTGAAGTTCCAGCAATACCTATATTGTATCTAAGTGGTTGTCCAGTTGCAAGGCGGTGATCTGGGAGATATATTCTCTGTTGAGGTACAAATCTAGTATCATAACTTTGAGCTACAAGAGAACCAATACCAGTATTAATTACATCATAAATCGATCCAGTAGAACCAATACCAACTGTTTCTTCTGGGGAAAAGTAAATGGTTCTATTTGGTTGTACCGCATAGGTGAAGAATTCTTTATCTACGACTTTGGCACTAAATTCAAATTCTCTTGGTTTTAAGAAAACGGAATTGGTAGATTTGGGATGGGTAATTGCAATACCAACATAATTTTCTCTACTGACTCTAAATCTCTTAAACTTCTTATCAACTTCAGTAATGACCATCGTCTCGGTTCCAACACCGATATGATCACCAGTTTTAAATCCTTCAGTATTAGTAACGTAGATAAACGTGCTTATCCCAGTAACTCCAATATTAGGGACAAATTCGCTAATTCCACATCGACGACTTGGAACAGTAATTTTCTGTTCCCCAAAGAAAGGTGCAAATTTAGCTGTAGTAATTCCAGAGATGTGAATAATTTCATTATCTTCAAAATCATGTGGAATCGATGTAATTCCTATTACACTACGACCATTAATTCTGAGCTCAGTTTCTTTATATGTGGAAACGCCTACTTCAATTGTGGAGACATCTTTTCCAAGAATAGATCCAACAACAACAGTGGCACCAGATCCATCAGTTCCCTCATTGTCAATATCTAGAAGATCATTAACTTTATATCCGTCACCTCTACTAAAAATACTAACAGATCCAATACCAGAAGTCCTTACCTTTTGGACAAAGAATTTCTGTTGAAAATCATCATCAACTTTGTCGATAAGATCATATTTTGAATTGCCAAATGACAAATAATATGGTCCAACATTTCTAGATAATTTCTGTTTAGAGAGATCAATATCTTGATTGAAGAATGTATTGAAATTATCTTCGATTGGAAAATCTTTGAACTTTTCTCCGAGAACATATGGATACTTAGGTTCGGCAACTCCACTTGAATCAACGTCAATACTATAAAAATATGCGTATGTTCCATCTGGGAATTGTGGTGTTACGCAATACCTTCCTCCATATTCATCAAGACTTCCAGAGTTATTGTAAACAAAATCATTTGTAAAATATCCCAGAGAATATCCAGGAGGTCTTACGCCAACAAGACTTGCGTTATTCAGAATATAACCGCTGTTTTGTCTAACAACTGAACCACCAATTTCATTCTCATATCCATATGGTCCATAGATTGGATTGCCGTCGTATGCCCAACCAATGATGGGGGAGTGAATAGCATTTTGAGACAGTTCTAAATTACCAACATCAATATTATCTCCAAGTTGATATCTTAACTTTCTTGGAGGATACATTGAAATCGCTTGGAGTCCAAGATCTGGATTAGTAGTTGGTCGCAATAAAGCACCATCTTCTTTACTGATGGTATTATCGGATTTTACTACTTGGTTAATTTTCCATTCATGGACATCGGCAATGAACTTGGCACCAATACCCCTATTCCTTAATTCTAATTGAGTCTCTTCTCCATATCCAGTACCACCATCAAGAATTTGGACTCCAATAATTCCACCATTTTCAACAATTGGATTGATCTTGGCAAAATCACCCTTTCCACTATGAACGAAGATATCGGAGTCTTTTCTATATCCCTTTCCACTTGCAAGAATTTGGACATCGGCAATACTACCATCAATAATAATTGGTTTCAATAATGCCTTGAATACTACTGTAGAAATACCAACATTTGGTCTTCTATGGAAATCTACAATATTTGTAGATCCATATCCAGTTCCACCCTCTTGAAGATATACATTATCAATACTACCAAGAACAACTGGATCAAGTTCTGGTTGAATAACTGTTGTTGCACCAATAGCAGAAAGAGACTCAACGTTTACAACAATTGGAGGATATGCAATTGTATGCTCTCCCGATCCAAAATTTTCTAAAAATACTTCTTTATTTTTATCAAAATTGGTAGTATCTCTTGTAGTCCCAATGCCGACATCATAGAGTTTAAATCTATCATCATCAATGGTTCTAATAAAATATTCTGTGGTGGTACTCAATCCACCAACCGAATTTCCAGTAGAAGAATATCTTACAACATCACCATTAGAGAACTTGTGTGATCTTGCAAAAATGTAATTATCAGAAGTATCAATACCAGATCTAGTTCCAGCAGCAGTAGTTCTTGAAGGAACAACGACTTTCCTATTTGAATATCCGCTTCCAGGTTCTTTTACATAAATGTTTGTAATAGTATTCTTCGACTTCAAAGAAGTGAAACTATGGAAACCAAAACTTGGAGCTCCAATATTAAACACATTAGTTCCATTAACTGCATCTTGGAATGATGTATGTAAAGAAATGGTTTTGGAATCAATTGGTCGAACAAAGTAAGTAGATCCACTAATTAAATTACCAATTGGCGTATTTCCTTTTGCATCATAGAAAACTTCTTCACCAATATCAAAATTATGCTTTGATGGGAAATCAATTGTATCTGAGTTGGAGTTTACCGAAGTTCCATCAGCTTTAAAATTAACAATAATCTTTCCTCTTACGAAGTTAGACTCAAGAACAGCACCAAATCCATTACCACCCTGAACAGTAATTTTTGGTTTTTCCTGATATCCAATTCCAGGAGATACAAGTCTTACTTCGGAAAAAGATCCTGTTACTGTTGGATAAGCTTTACAACCTGACCCATTTTGATCCTGAACTACTAGATCTGGTCCGTTGATTACATCATATCCACTACCAGGACTCGTAACCTTAACATTGATGATATCACCATAATAAATCTGTTCATCAAATACCGTTGGCGGATAAAGTTCAACACCATTAGCTAACAAACCAATAGGTCTATTTTTAATATCTCTTTTGTTTGGATCATCAAAGAAAAATGGTTTTTTGACGTATGGAAACTTCCTTAAAATCTTTTGGTGCTGTAATTCCCTATTTTCAAAACCAGACTTAACAACAAATTGTCCTGGAGAATTGATTTTGAAAGGAATATATTTTTTAGAGAATACGTCAGAACCACTAAAGGATAAGTAGAACTCAGTCTCACTTACAGCAGTAACAAAATAGATTCCAGTTTGAATTCCACTATTGTAGATATTATCCCAAAAGATTTTTTCACCAGTTACATAATTATGTTTGATAGGAGTATTTCCACCAACGTTTAACGCAAGTTGTCCTTGAGCTGCAGCTCCACCAGAATCAACAGATTTTAAAAGATAAGTAAATCCACCACCATTGATTGGTGTTCCATTACCATCTACTGTTTCATTACTATCAGTCTTGACAAATTTCCTATTATCAGTTGCAAATAGTGGATAGTTTGGGAGACCAGAAGTAGTTACAAAATAGTCTTCTTCATTATCTGAAAGATAACTATTTTGAATACCAACAGGAAATTTATTAATTTCAGGAAATCTACCTAAATTGTGTTCTGCCTTTACAATGGTCTTTTTAAGGACCGTAGGATTTGCGGGAAGAGTTCCATTGAGTTGAACGACTACTCTGTTACTAAGTCTCTTTTCACTTCTAGAGGCATCATATTCAATATCTTTAATCTCTGCTATAATTTCTTGCGTACCATTAGAAAGTGTGATTTTCTCGCCAATAAAGAAAACAACCTCATCAAACAAATTAACTCTAAATGTATTAATGTTGAGTTGATCAACAGTATTAATATTATGAATTGTTGGAATATTATAAATCCAACTATTAAACTGGGAATCTTCTCCCTTATCTGCACCAAATGTAGATAGCTTTAAACTATCACCAACAACCATGTTGGCTGTGTCAGATACATCGACATTATCAATAACGTTGACAATTCTCAACTGAACTAAAGATGTTTGTCCAAATCCAGCATATGCAAATGCTAGTTTATCTTCAAAAACCTCTGCACCAAAAACCAAGTCAGTAGAAATGCCACTAACACCCAAAAACTGATTAACTGTCTTATCGGTGTAAGATACTTCAATGAAGTTTGAATCTACAGTTGGTTTAATTAAAAGAGTTCCCTCTTGTTCAAATCCAATGGTAGAGTCAACTAGAAGATTGTTTGAGAACTGAGGAATTGTCTGAAGAGTTTTTGTTTTACCAGGAACCTGATAGCTTCCAGAGAATGAAGATGCGTCCAGAGAAAGTTCGTAAAAATCTTTCCTATCAATCGGTCTATATTCAACATTATAGATCGAAGCACTTACCGTTCCAATTCCACTTACATTCTGGAATAAGAAATTACCTACAGTTCTTAAAGGATCTCCATCAAAAAGATTCTCTACAAGAACATTTTTAGTTTTAAAATATACGTTTGATGAAGCAACAATAGTATCATCAATGGGTTTAATTAGTTCAATTTCTTCACCATATAGAAGTTTGAACAGAATCTGATACGATGCGTCGGTTCCCTTTGCAGAATAAAAGTCTTTAGCTCTGGTAAGAATGTTTTGAACGGAAGTTCCAGTAACAAAAGATCTATTTTCAAACCCAGGTAAAAACTCTTTCTTAAACTTAGAAAAGAATTCTTGTAAAAATAAATTACTTAAATTATATACTAGTGTTCCTGCCTCGTGTTCATCAGCTTCAGTAATAGAAAAATCTAGAAATTCAGAATTTCCATCTTTCTGAATTTTACTAATTCCACTAAATCCTCTACTACAATCTAAGAACTGATTTGCAGTTTTACTCTTATATGTAATAATTTCATTATCAATTTTTATCAAACCATACTGATCTGGCCATCCTGCAGTTGACTGAACCGTGATGACATCATCAGAAGCAAAAATCTTAGCTCCAAGAACATTATATGGAATTAGTGTTTCATTGTTAAACGATGAAATTTGTCTGTATTCTGGAAGATTTACAGCAAGATCGTTAACACCAGATTGATGTTCTTGGGATATGTAATACTGTTCTAAAAACTCACGAAAAAGAGGAGACTCCTGATTCAGAAAAGAAGGAATCTGGGACTCAATTAATTGAGAGATCTTAACTTTGTTTAGGTCAGGCATTTTACGATCTGATATATCCTTCGTCGGAGTAGCTGGAAGTTACGACGTATGAAGTAGCGGAAGTATTTTCACCAGAAGAAACAACGTCTTGGAGAGCGGTCACTTCACTGTTTCCAATATCATATTGTAGATAAATGTCTTTCAAAGCAATAATGTCATTAGATTCAGGGATTGCTTCTACTTGAACAGTTCCGTTAGTCAAAGAAGTTCCTGATATATTTACCACATCTAAAAGAACCTCTCCTTCGTCATACTTCACGGTTCCCGCATTGCTCTTAACAATAACTGGTTCATTGTTTTCTAACTTGAAGAAGAAAATTCTTCCTCTAGTTTTACTAATGGGAATATCAGCAAGGTATAAAGTGCCACCAATACCATCAACAGTAAATCCAGTTGACCTTACAGAATATCCGCCAGTGTTAACAAAGAAAGCATTACCAAAACATAACTCATAAGTTGCAAAAAGTCCTGTTTCTGGAACCAAGTCTCTTCTAATTTTAACTTTAGTAATATTGGAAGTAATACCACCATCAGTATCGTCAATAAGACCCACTACTTTACTGTATTTAAATCTTCCACCAAAGCTGTTGATGTCTGTAGACTGAGAATATACCGTAAGTGTATTAAAGACCTTAGTTCTCAATGCAGAAGCGTCAAAAACAGAGTTTGTATTATAGTAAACTGCAGAATTAGTTTCAACGTACAAGTACTTGAGATCAACCAGTTCTGGTTTAATGCCTGCAATAGAATATTGTTTTAGTTCTCTCGATATTTGATCTTTGGTTACCTGTGATAGGAAAGAACCGTTTCTTGGTTTAACGGAGATAAACACCTTACCAAACTCAGGCGGATCCAACTCCTCCCCCCCGTAGGAGGTCACAGATTCAACGTTAGGGTATATGAATGGTATAATACCCTTATAGTCATTTGCCGTCACTGCACGGTACTGTGCCGCGTAGATACGAGGTGCTAAGTATTTAATAGAATTTACGCTCTCAACATCATCACCACCCTCAGATTTTTGTTGAGTAGTGATTAATGAGATACCGTTAGTTACTGTAGAGATGGTATCGTCTTTTAGAATGCCCGTAAACGTAAAATTAGCAGCTCCATTACCCCTACTACCATTAGTGACGATGTAACTTACCGTAACTTTGGCGCCTGCAGGCGGTTTTTTACCTAAAATATTGTCACCAAACAAAATTTCGTATTTTTCATCTTCAATTTCTTGAATCAAGAACAATCTTGAGGTAGAATCGACCCTCAAAATGTTATCGTACAGTTCATAAATCTCATTTGTCGTAGATTCAACCTTAACACGAATAGAAGTAGTGTCAATATTAGCATTTGGGAGAATAAATCTCTGATTTGGAAGAGAATAATCAACAGTGAACGTTTTTGTAAGGTAAACTCCCTCATAAATGTTCAAATTTTCAAAAAATGCTACATTATTGTTGTCTACAGTCGTAACAAAGTCATCAGGAATTGAAAAAACGTACTGTCCGCTGACTTGAGAACCCAATGCAACAGTTCCAGCTTTCAAAGTTAGGATTCTAGTGTCATTTGTACCCAAATCCACCGAAAAGTTGATGACTGCACGGGAAGATCTACTCGATCTAGGTACATATCCGATGTTTCTCGACAGTGCAACAACATTTTCTCTTAAAGTAGCACTATCAAGGAAGCATTCATTGACCGCCATATTGGTATTATATGACGTAATGTAAGAATTATATGCAAGAAGGTCAATTAGGACCGAAAAATTAGATCCTTCAAAGTCAAAATCACTAAAATTGCTGTTCGCACGAAGATAATCCTTAATTTGAATCTTAAGGCTATCAAAATCTAGGTTTGTAAATTGATTAAATGACATTATGTCCTAGTAGATTGAAGGATGAAATCGACATCTTGTGTTGGCAATGGTAATCCAACGATGTTATAGGTAATATGAACGTGAAATTCATTACTATTTGGAGGATAATAGCACCTAACTAGGATCCCATCAATTCGTTCTTCAAAATTTTCTAGCAAATAACGAATATCTTCCTCAGTTGAAGCAGATAATTCATCAGAAGGCTGTTCAAAAACAGAATCTTCAACTCTGGAACCAATAAAATTTTGAAAAAATCGCTCACCAAGCTTAGTTCTTACCAAATTTGTCACCGATCTCTTAATTGCATCCGCATCATGGAAGGTTCCAATGTCATTTGTGACAGGATGCTTTACAAAAGAGAGACTAATGTCCTTGAAAACTCTCGATATTCGTTTTTTGCTTCTGGACAATGCCATTTTGCTTGGATTTTATACGTTATATATCAAGTCAACCACTCGGCATAGTCGTCAAAACCATCTTTTCCTCCACAATGACGACTTAATCTGTCTTCTGGGGGATCATTTTTTGATTTTGAGGCCTTTTTTAAGTAATAATCTGATCTTGGATCAGTAATAAGGTACTTAGTACCCCACTGCTGAACCATATACTCCTGATTTGAATCGGGAATTGGATGATTAGACATGAACTGTCTCCCTAATTTGTTCTGCAAGCAGAACTTTTAGAGAGGTTCTATCTCTGCTTTTTATTTATTACCCTTTTCGTCAGGTGTTTCCCAAAAATATTCATCCGTATCACCCAATCTACCCCAATTGATGCCATTTTCTACCTGATAATACTCTGTAGAGACCTTGAAGTCGGGTATTTTTGGCTCTTGAGGTGTTAGACTAATGTCAAAAATTCTACACCTGTTGTTTGGATATAGAGCAAACTGTCCATTTTCCAATTCAAGTAGATTAAATGACTTATGTTCCTGTGGAATTTCACTCGTAGAGGAATCAATGACATCAATATCAGCATGATAATTGTCCAGAGTACAAATATACGTACCCATTAGATTGCCAAAGTGTCTAGTTCGGACTTGCCAGTCCATAGATGCTACAAATTGTTTGCATACATTGACTACACCATAGTCCATGCAATTCCAAAACTGCAAATTAGGTAGATCTAAATCTGGATCGGGTGTCTTTGGTTCAGAAACAAATGCACTGATGGGCAATTTATCAAACATTGCACCATATTCTGGCAGATATGTTTCAAAATAAAAAGAACGTCCAGGTATCGACTTAGCCGATACCCAGACGCCTTCTGCAAATTCACCATGTCCGTCTTGTAAGTCTCTTAGATACTCTTTACGGACCCACACTTTTTGTGCGGGTAGATTAACTACTAGTGAACTCATATAATTTACCCAGCGGCTAAAGGAGAATTGGGATTAGTTTCGTTCCTAGAGTCTTTTGCCCTCTTTCTTGCTTGTGCAGCAACATCATATCCAAACTGTTGAGCGCCCTCAGGTGCAGGAGCTTCTGCGTTAGGTGCATTTCTTGGATCAGAATCAGCCATTACCTTCCTTGTCCTCGATAACGTTTACGTTTGTTGTTGGCGGAGGTAGCAGCATACTTAGTGTTACGTCCACTTCCTTGCCTTGTTTTCTTGGGAGCTGATTCGATAAAAACCGAACCACTCTTGCTCATTTTCTTTACAGCCATTATTTAGTAATACTTAGAGGTTTTTCGCGGTCGGACGCGGGTAAAACGCGCCGATAGGGGTTTTTATTCAGGAGTTGCTTTGAGTCTTGAAGGAGAGACTCCCTCATGAATATAATGTTCGAGTCTCTCTTTAGCCTGTTCTTTAGTCAGGTTACGATCACGGTGGGGGTCATTAATCCCCCAACCATCTGTACCTAACTCCATGACCTTGTATAACATCAGATCACGCGAGTCTTTTCATGTCCAACACGGATCTTAGGATCACACCAGATCTCATAACCCGCTTCCTTCGCATCGAGACAGAACGAAACGTCTTCTCCACACATATCCTGAACATCACCAGATTCAAAGACCTGCATCTTAGGAGCGAACCAAGGATACTCAAGATTCTCAAAGACACCTTTCTTGATCAGGACCCAACCGAAGCCAGTGTAGTCCACGGTGAAAGGCTTACGACGACGAGAGATAGACTCACCAGTTTCGTGATTCATGACACCGCCATTCTTAGCGAAGTCATCTTCTTCCAACCAGTGTGCAACAGAGGTGGTCTTACCATCCTCAGTCATGTACCAACCAGCTGCGATGTCCTTGTTCATCCACACAAGACGGTAGAACTTCTCAACATCGAAGACGATATCCGAGTCGATCCACAGTTGGTAGTCATACTCCAACTTGCCATCCCAGGGGATCTGTTTGGGTCCACGGAGAACATTAGCACCAAGTACCTTGCATCGTGCAAAGTTAACCATGGAAGAGTAGTCCTGGGCAATCTGAATGCTTGCACCAGTTTGGACGAGATCAAAGCACAGTTGGACAAATGCCTTGAGGAAAATATAAGAGACACCGCGACCAGGGAGACAGAAGACAATACTCTTGCCTTTTACCATCTCCTTTGCTGCTGCGATATCAAAATCATCTTCTACTTTTTTCGGAGTAGGAGCTTTCGCTTTTACAGTAAATCCTTTAGCCATAACATTGAATGTTTTACGAAATTATTCTACCACAGCAAATCAATCATTGCAATGGTTCTGGTTTATTTAGAGGTCTCAATCTTAACGATTTTCAACTTCTCTGTTCGGAGATCATCATCTTTATACCAATCAAAATACTCTCTGACAAATACAAGCTTATGCTCTAGATCTTCTTCTCGGCACTCATGAATAATCATGTCGTCACCGATATAAACATTATAGACATTCATCTTCAAAAGTAGCAAGTAATTCTTCTAGATCAGAACGTACATCGGGTAGAAAGTGTAACTGACTATCCTCTTCAAGTCTAAACGAAAGTGTCTCAATTAGCAAGTCTAGGTGATAAGGTTCCAGTTCTACGTTCATCATGCACAGATATAGTGTTCTCCATATCTATACGTTTAATACTTTAGGAAGCTACATTATCTAATACTTGGTAACTATCTAATGAGATATTACCTGCAACACATACACGATACTCACCGTCAAACGCCGCGCCGCTGGTGGTATGATGCGGATAAACCATATGACTAATCTGACTCGGGAAGAAGATCATACGACCCTCCATAGCCCTATCAAGTCTCCAGTTCTTCTTCAACATAATACCTGTAGTTGATGGATAGATTAACTGGAAGTCTCCTGCATAAGGTGTGAACGCTTCATTATCTTTCTGCTCTTCCCTATAGTCATATGGAATGTTCAACCATACTGCAAAGGACCACAGAGCACTATGATCATGTACTGAGAGATATTCTCCTGGCTTGCTGCATCTCACCCAACACCTACTTACACTAATTCCATGCATCTGTGAAGTACACATAAGAGTATGCTTACCGTACTTCTCGGCATACGTGTTGATGCAAGGACCGAGACACTCTCCCATGAACTTCTCATAGGTCTCTGGAGACCAATCAAAGTCCCACTGAGGTACTTCCGTACCCTTGACAATTTTGTGACCGTCAAACTCCCATCCTTCAGGTGCTTGGCGAATCAGATCCTTATACAGAAGGTCTACATGTTCCTCGGTTAACTGCGCTTCAATAATACCGAAGTTGGGTAAGTCAATAACTTGCATCTTCACATTCTGCTTGGTTGGGTGGTAGAACCTCAATTTCTACTTTACTGATATCAATCTCTTTATTTGCTAGTTTATCTTCGAGTTCATCTACGGTTAGACAACAATTAAGTACCCTTGTTTCTCCCACTGTATTCTTCTCATATACATGGAAGAGCATCTCGTTAATATGATAGGTTTCCATTAGTCCTTCATTTACCTCCTTATCTATGCTCGACCCTGAGGGACTTTTTATACCTGAAAAATTTTTTTAATGAACACGAAATCACTCTCTCGATTTTGGTTCGTTGTAGGTTAGGGTAGTTAGCGAATATTAAAACCCATCGGATCGCACCCTAACACATAAGAACCGCAAAAACCCTGCTCATTCGCTACTGTCATTCTATCAGATATCAGAGGGAGTGTCAAGCACCCCCTCACATATCCTCTCAGATCAGTGTAGCGTGCTTGTCGTTAATCTTACCACGGTTAGTGTTAGTGCGGAGACCCTTAGTTTGTGTCAGCACCAGCAAATCTTTCCGAGGACGTTGAGTCTTAAGCACGGTGTACTTTACCTGACCACGAGCATCAGCAATCAGAAGATCTTCACGGGATGCAGTAGCAACGTTCAGAGTGTTCGGAGTCATGTGAAGCATTTCTTTGACTCTTTTAATATACACGAATCAGAGAGGAATTGGGAGAATAGTGTGCAGTTCACGTAGTGTCCACTGAGCTGCTCATAACGACTGAAAGTATGGTAGCTATTAGCTAAGCCCTGTCCTTTGAACCCTTACAGAGTTAGTATAACGAATGCTCCGAGGATTGTCAAGTCATTTGCTACTATCAGAATCCCTTATACGGGGTCCATAAGTGTGCTCCGAGGGTCTTGACATTTCTCCGAGTTTGTGATAGCCTGCGGTCCAAGATAACGACTCCTGAGAGCGTTTAATTCACGCATACATCTCCGAGAGATACAACACTCAAGTATGTTTTTTTAACCATTTATTTAATAGCAAAATAAAACACCTTCGGAGATACTGTGAAGCATATCCGAAGGCACTTTGCAGTGTATTTGAGCACTAATCGTAACTATAATCGTACTCCATAGGGTCATCATACTCAGGGCAATCTGCTAGGTCTTCCCTATACTGTTCCTCCTCAGATTCAATGAGCATTGCGTACTCTTCCTCATCCATTTTTCTTCTCCTTCCGCTTCTTTCCTTTGGAGTTAATATATCCGAGGTTTTCTACATAAACCTCACGAACTTTCTCGTCATTCTTTAACTCTAGAAGTTCTTTCCAATTCCAATCTCTAGGATGCACACAGTTAGTATCATCTACTGTGAAATCGATAGTAACACGATAGCGTGTAAGTTGTGAATTAGTGAGAAGCATGGGTGGGAAAAGTTGAACTGTTCTATTTTATATTAAATGGGATTATTTGTCAATCTTTTGTAACTCTTCATCCTGATAATACTTGACGATTTCCTTATACAAATTCTCTTGATATTTAACAGGCAGTTGTGCATAGTAATTGAACACTTTGCGGATTTGTGAATCAGTTGGCATCATGGAAAGTGATAATGGGGCGGCGCGTTTTCTCCTGGGAAGTGTGAATAAGGATCTTGGAAAAACGGGAGAATAGGGAGAACAGAATTAGAGTAGATGTGAGTGCCATTACTAAAGCGAACGACGTAGTGTTTTTCCTTGGTCTTTACATCTGACGCATACACAATAGTTGTCACTTACCTACCCCCATTCCGTATTGGGGAGTATTAGTCTCAAGACTAGAGATTTCATCGATTGATGGCATCAAGTCATTGAGAACTTCTTCACCATAGTAATCAAGAATTTCTTCCCTGACTTCATCTTCATTCCAATCTTTGATGTTTTGTTCTACACTCTCAATGGCAAATTGTTCGAGAGTTTTCATATCCATCCCATCAACGATTAACTCGGCATAGTTCGCTTTGAACTGTTCTAATTGTGACTTGGTGAGTTTCATTTTAGGTTGAGATTTGTGGTGAAGATTAGCAGCGAGATTGTCCAGAAAATCATTCATCATAATCAGGAAATTCTGCGATTTTGGCATCAGCAAGTGCAGCAATCATTGTCCACACTTTTTCACCAGAAAGTTGATTCTCTTGACACAAATAAGCAACGGTATCTTCAACCGTTTCCATCACTTCAATCGCTTGCAGTTGGAGTTCAGTCATCAGGAAAAGATTGCGTTGAGTTTGGTTTGAATTGAATCGTAAATCTCAGTTTCGTTATCACCTTCTTCCAGATGATCTTGATACTCACTCAAGGCATAATCAATGATTTGCCACTCCGAATCTGTGAACAGTTCGTTAGCACATTTCTGTAGATTGGTCATGTTAGTTTGTGAGTAAATGTTTGGAATGTCAGTGAGATCAGGACCGTGCCAAAAGTCGTCCCAATCTTTAGCAGTTGCAGTTGTAATCATATCAGGCAAAAACATAACCATTGGTGAAATCTTCTACGTTGTAGACCTTACCAGTGATGGAAGATTCTGCGACAAACTTACGAACAAACCACTTAAAATCTTTCTGGAAAACACCTTCACCAGTGCAGCAGAAATACTCGCAAAGAGCATTCAAACGAGACTTAGTTGTGTTGGTCTGCCAACCACCATCAAAAATGGTCATGTCGTTGTCAGAAACCTCGGCAATCTTATTGCCGTGAAGGCGAACAACAGACACGCCAGATTCTTCGTCAAAGTGAACAGAAGTGTTGCCAGATTGCCAGTTGAGGTTCTTCTGAACAGCGGCACACATTTGTTGTTCGATCTTACGCATGTTGAGTGAAGTTAGTGAAGTGAATTGGGTGGTGTCCCTCCCATGAACCTAATATAAGGCATCTGGCGGGGAATGGTAGGTTTTGTGTGCGGTTTGTTCACTGGCACACTATTTCGCTACACTAACTCTTTCCTACTTCAAATGCTGGAATGATGTCAATTTCAGTCCAGTCAGGATACTGAAGTTTTGTCCAGTTTTCGATCTTATTGTTCTGCGATTTGATACCCTTAGATGTTGTTGGACGTGTGGGCATTGTCTTGTAAAATGTGATGATGTTTTCATCGTCAGTTGTTACATTGACGAGATAAGTTGCTGTTGTTGTTTTCATCAATCACGCCATCGAAACGTAGTCAATCTTAAAGTTAGGATTGAGTCGCCTACATGTAGCAACCGCTTCCTCAGCAGTTGGTTTAATATAGGACAGGCAATCACGCATCACCCAACCATTTTCACGATGAAATTCTCCATGAATAAGGAACATCGGTTCTTCATGAATGGACATAAGTTCTTGATCTGATTGAAGGGCGATTGTGCAGGGATCAGTGTAAGTCATGTCGATCACTTAGAAGAGGTCAGTTCAAAGATTTTGGAAATCTTTGCTTGAACATTGTTAGCAATCGTTTCATCCATTCCGCCATGAAAATCACCATAATCTTTCATGGCAAAAGCAATAGCATCCCACTCGGCACCCGTGAACAGTTGTTTGTAGATTGCGGCGGAAGTTGCTTGAGGTTCCTTTGACTCTTATAGAATACAGGCAAACGGGACCAAATCAACAAAAAGTAGACAGTGCCTCGACTGTCCACTCCATCACAATTTGTTATTAGTCAATCCGACAGTTTTGCAGTACATTTGTGATGCTTTCATCTCTTGTTGTCGATGATAGTCCATCCACGATTTAATCTCGGCACGAAAATCATTGACCAAATCATCGGGCGTAAGTTCATCAGTGGCAAGATAATCAGCAATAATATCTGCCATCATCTGTCGCATGTTTTGGCGATAGGAATCAACAATTTCAGGATTCATTGTTCTTCAACTCCAGCAAGGTTTTAATAGTATGTTCCATTGAAGCACGAGCATATCCCGCAGCATAGGGATAACTCTTCTCGTAATCTTCACTCATTCCATCAACATCGGCGCAGACACGGACAGCATCACGCAGACCGTCTATAATGGTGTCAATTTGATAGTTAGTCATCAATAATCGCTGAGAGGGTTACCATTACGTTGTGGACGATATACGGGACGTTTCAGACCCTGACTCTTGGCATATTGCACTCGGTCGATATAATCTTCGTACTCATCTGGCGACATAATGTCATCCCAATCACCATCATATGCCTCATCGACAGAGTAGCGATCAGTGTAGGAAGTGTGCATTGGCATAATCAATCAAAAAGCAATGTAGGGATGGTCGGTGTCAAGAACGTCATCGGATTGATGAAGCGTTTCAAATCTAAAACAAGGAAAATACTCATCATTTTCGATGTCGTAGATTGTGACATTCTGATTCAACTGTTCTGGAGAAAGTCGAATCAGAATTTGAAGCAATTCCGAATAAGTTGGTGTCGTTTGTTCCATGATCAGCAAGAAGCAGGCATGTATTGTTGTGGTTCAGTCAGAAAATCTGTGACCTGATAACCATGAATGTCGAGACGAGAATTGCACGTTTCAATCATCTCTTTTTTAGTGAACAATCGCATCGATTGTGTTTCACCTTTGAACTTCAAAGTGTAGACAAACTTATCAGTCAAAATGGCGTGAGGGCGAAACTCAACAACCATGGAATGACGTTTGGAAGAAAGTTGCATGAGGTGAAATCCTTTGACTCTTATAGTATTGCAGCAATCGCCGCAGAAATCAACCGATAGTAGACACTGCGGCGACTGGCACACCCTACCAAATGTTAGTCCATCGACTATGATTTGCTTTAGAAAGTCTACCTTCCTTCAGCATATTGTCGCAGACTCTAACAAAAACTTCAAACTTTTGTTCGCGGGTGAGAGTATCCGCTCCATCGCAATTCTTCATCACTCGGAGCATTTGTGCTTTTGAAGTAATCATTTTAGAACGTGAACATAATCGATGGATTTAATACACCAACCTGATGCAGATGTAATCTCTTCGATGAGATCATCTTCATCAGATGCTTCCCAAGTTGTTGCTAGAACTTCATCAATAATATCCTGATCGTAGTTTTCAACCTCAAAGGCATCATCAAAATCAAAATCAATTTGTGTGACTTGGAATTGCATAATCAATAACGTTGAGGGCGGACAATCTCAGCAGATTGTTGTAAACCATCGGCAATGATTTTGCGAGCATCGTAGTTAGTCCAGAGCAGGACACCGACACCACAGAGAAGAAGAAATTTCATGTGAATTGAGCGAAGTTCTTTGTAAGATCTAGTTTTATTCATTATCACTCACCTCCGAACATTTGATCGAAAAGATCATCCATCTCCTGCATTTCTGCATGGCGATCGAGTTGGTCACGCATGGCAATCAATGATGCTTGCTTCATCTTAAGTTTGTCCATTTCCACGTTGAGATAGTGAAGTTTGGTGTTAATCTCGCAGCGGTCAAGTCCACCAACCGTGGGCATATCGTACATTGTGTTGTTGATCTTGCGTGGTTGAAGAATGACGGTCATTGAGTTGCGTTCCTTTGACTCTTATAGAATACAGGAAAACGAGTCCATTTCAACCGATAGTGGACACTACGGGCACTGTCACTCGTTACGACGCCATTCGCTTCTCATTTCTTGATATATTGGATCATATGCTGCTTTATCTCTTACTTCCTTGAATACTCTTGCTGACCTTGATTTTTCAGATTTAAGACAGTCGGACTCAATGGGTAATATACTCCCATCTTTTGCATATTTGCGTCCCGAAGAGTGATTGGCGTAGCGTCTTGCACGGGTAAATCCCATCTCAAGGAATTTTCTTGCCATATCCATTCCAATGAAATCTTTCCGTTGTTTATACTCACAGAACATCGAGTATATTTTATTAGAAGATTTAATAGACGTTTTTTCATCTACAAATCGCCAATGAGCGCATATATCGTTAGTGTAAGGGCGTACCAATAGCACTCCTTGTTCTCCCCTTCCAAT